TGTCGTGAAACAGCTCACGCGCCTTGGCATCTTCGTCGTTGATCACATATTCGATAAGTTGTTCAAATTTGTTCATGAGACCCTCCAAAGTAATGGCTCTGTAGGTTATTTACAAAACAGGAACAAAACTGGGTTGTTATCGGTAGAAAAATACCGATTATGACAGAAAAAAGACCCAAAAGGTCTAGGCCATGGGTTGTGGGGGAGGTGCGTACTGGGCCTGTACTCGTTTGAGTTTTTCTTTGAACTCATAGGTCCTGACATCGTTGAGGCGACGCAGTTTGTTGATCTGGCGCAGAGTGAGTTTGGTCTTGCGCAGATCGCCCAGGGTGGGCTGGGTGTTGTCCTGTGCTACATCCTGGTAGGCAGCAGGTACACCTTGATAGATTTCATTCAGGATCATAGGGATATTTAGCCCGGAACCGGTGTAGCACCACCGCCGGGTCCACCCACAGGAGCAGGAACTGCACCAGCAGCAGGCTGCTGTCCAGGTGCGGTTCCTGGAGCAGCACCGGGCACTCCCGGTTCACTAAAGCCGGCCATTTCTTCACCGGCAGTGATATCGGCTTCAAGATCTGCCGGTGTCACACCCACGGCACGCAGATCCTGTCCGGTAGCAGCAGGTGCTTCAGGCTTGTCGCGCTCCTCGTGCCAGAGGTTTTCGTTTTCCTGGATCTCGTCTTCAGTGAGTCCAAGATAGCGTTTCAGCAGGAATCGCTTGGAGAGATAGGGCACCTGTTCCAACTGCGCAAAAGTGCTCACACGGCTGGTGTCCAGTTCGGCTTCGCGATAGGAGGCAAAGTTCTGCGGCGGGTTGAACTGGATGTTGAACAGGCCAGAGTCGATGTTGAAACCGCGCCAGCGCATGAACATCTTGAACTCGTCGTCCAGTTTCTGTACGATAAGACGCTGCAGGCGCTCGCAGTATTGATTGAAACGATATTCCTGTATCAGCGCAGTGCCCACACGCCCGTCGTTGAGCGGACGATCTGAATCATCTGGTCCGGTGGGCAGATAGGAACTGGGTACCCTGAGTCCGCGACACATCTTGTTATTAAAGTATTTGAGGTCGTCGATTTCACCCAGATTTGAACCGCCGGGCAAGGTCTCCACAGATGATCCGCGACCGTCTGCGGTCTGGGGAAAGTAGTAGTCTTCGTTGATCGACAAGGGATTGTAACTGCTGTCCATGATGTGCTGACCGCCGCCGGTGTTTGATGGGATACGCCGCTGGTGTATCTCGTTTTTGACACGTTCCACGAAGGCCATGGCCAGGTGGCTGGGCATGTTGCCCACGTCAATCTTGAAGATCCTGCGTTCCGGTGCGCGGCTCACACGATAGATCAACACAGAATCTTCCAGCAACTCTTTCTGTTTGAACACCCGGAATATGGTTTCCAGCACACTCACACCAAAAGGCCAGTAGAAATCCAGTCCTTCTGTGAGGCTGAGGTGCACCACGTGTTTGGCATCCAACACTGCCTCGTTCATGGCCGCGGAAAATCTGCTGGCTCCTGCGCCTTGTGCTCCAGCATTAGGCACAGTGTAGTTGTAGGGTGCCACATAGCCCGATGACGGTGGGTTGGCTTGGTAGTCCGTGGTGGTCTTGGCCGCCATGGTGAGATTCTGGAAGTTGGGATTGATGTCACGGATCACGTACTGCTCGGGCCGCTTGCCTTCTGACTCGTTCACGATCACACGTGCAACCTTGGTCATGTCTACCCAGTACAGTTCAAAGGTTTCTGGATCGCGCACAAAAACCTGATCGCCGTACTTGATAACGTTGCGGAATATGCGGAAGATACGCTGATCCAACTTGTTTAGTTTCACCCACTGTTGCAACTGTTTCTTGATGATCTCCACTTCGTGATCGGTGGGTGTGTCTGTGTACTGCACCTCAAACGGCACATTGTTGTTGTTGGTTTGTTGCGTAGAAAATTCTGCGATAATGTCCAGGCAGGCATTGATTTCCGAATCCATGTCCATGGCTTCGTACTGATTGTAGCGTTCTACCCGGTTGGGATGCCCGGTGTAGACCTCAGGCAAGCGGCTGGCATAGTTGCGATAAACGATGTCGGCTTGGCCCGCTAAGGGATCACTCTGATCTCTGCGACCATCTTGACGTCCATAACCGGGCAAGCCATCGGATCCGCGGCCACTGAGTGGACTCAGTTGTCCACCGGTGTTTGCTACCTTGAAGTATTTTTTCCAGCCCTTTTGTGCCTCAGCCATGGGATATCCTCTGCTGCTTATTTACCGCTAGTTGTTGGCTGCTTGGAGGATCTTGTTGCTGATGCCGTTGGCGTTACGCATCAGAGCGATCAGTTCGTCCAGGCGCGTGATCTGCTCACTCATCATGCTGACCTGACTGGACATTTCCGGCATGGTCACAGGTATGGTCTTGCCGTCGGGCAAGGGCACCACGGCTTCGGTGCCGTGCAGGGTGGCCTGATAGCCGGATTTGGGACCAGAAGCGATGCCACCATCCTGCATGTAGATGTGCGGTGGATCTCCTCGCAGGCGGTTAAATCCAAACTCTTTCAGCAGCCCCATGCGCTCTAGACTCTCTACATCCCTCGTTTTAAAGTCCAGCGCACGACCTTGCTGATGCAGGCTCTGCCCGGGTTCTGCGATGGGACGGTTGCCTTGTGCACCACGCCGGATCAGATCTGCCTGCTCTTCTGCGCTGCGGAAAGCCGATTCAAGTCGGAGTTTTTGACCTTCGGTCTCTTGATTGTAGGCATAGGCCATGGCCAGAGCACGTTCTCTTACCTCAGGACTGAGTTGATCAAAGTGCTGCCGAGATCCGGTACCGCTGCCGAACTCAATCACATCGTCGGGATTGATTGCGGCAGTACCGCCAGCAAACTGATCATAGCCCAGTTTGCCTAGGATGCCACCCACGATACCACCGATGGCCACGCCAGGCAATCCACCTGGCAATCCGGCTACTGCCCCACCAGCAGCACCAGCGCCTGTAGCAGCAAGGCTGCCACCCAATGAAGCAGTACCTTGTTGACCGTAACCCCTGGTAGCCTTGGCGCCGGGCAGAGTGCTGCTTAATTCTAGGCCGGCTTTGGCCAAACCAGCCAGCGCTTGAGTGGCCGGATTCACACCAAGATTAATAAATCTCTGCAGATTCTGCATGGTATCCATCTGGCTCTTGCGCAGATCTATCTGTGCTTTGACTCCTTCTTCTGTGTTCTTGATCTGATCGGTCTGTTCCTGTCGCGCCTGCTCCTGGGCCTTGGCCATGTCAACGGCAGAAAGGCCGGAGATCTTCAACTGTTCGTTGAACGAACCAAAGGTATTGCCAAACGCACCCACCTGGGCTAGGCTTTCAAAATTGCGTGTGTTCCGTTGAGAAGCCTGGCTCAGGGTGTTCAGAGCCGGGCCCAGATCACCGGTCAGCTGCTTGGTAACAGGACCAAAGCCTGACAGGAAAGCCTTCTGCGCAGCCTGGGTGTTCACGAAGCCGCCTGCAATGTCTTTGAGTCCTTCGGCAGTGTCTGGATACTGTGCAGACAAGAAAGCCATGTTGCGCCGAAGATTCTCGGCGGCCTCGTCTCCCTGCTCGCGTCGCACCTTTTCCACAGTGGCAGCAAATCGCTCGTTGCGCATGTTGGCTTCGATCTGCGATTCTGCTTCTTTGCGGCTGACACCGGTGAGCTTGGTGAGCTCGTCCATCTGCTTCACATAGGCTTCGGTGCCTGACACCAGTTGGTCGGTGTTCATGCGCTGGATGCGACCTGTGCTGACCTGAGTGGCTACATAGCCTGCCATGGCTTCATTGATTTCCTGGGTGTTCATGCCCAGGGCCATGAATTCACCTTCCAGTCCAGTGGTGGTGATAATCTTGCGCAATTGACCCAGACTCTTGGCACCTGCTGTGACTGTGCCGCCAAACAGCGCTAGAGATTTGGCATTTTCTGCAAATAATTGGGTGAGTTGACCTAGATCTTGTAGACTGAGTCGGAAGTTCTGCAGTTGATCAAAAACACCGGTCAGTCCCTCGCTGCCAACAGCACCTACCCGGGTGAGACCCTGGAAACTTTTGAACAAGTCATCCGACATCTCGGCTGCCATGGCACCGAGTTTGACCAATCCTACACCTAGTATGCCAGCACCAACAGCCAGTTTGCTGTTTTTGCCCAAGGCAGCGGTGATGCCAGCAGCACTTTCAGCACCACGCCGTACAGCGTCAGAAAATACTTTTGCTCCTTGTTGACCTTGATAGATCTGTTTGGTCAGTGACGTTAGCGCATCAGCGGCTGTTCCAGCCGAGGCGGCCAGTTGTTCATTTTTGGTTGCGACCTTGCCGGTGGCACCGGCGGCTTTGTTCGAGTTGGCAGACAGGCCGTTGAGTTTGTTGGTGAGTTCATCCACCTGTTGTTGCAGTCTCTGAGAATCTAGATCGGCCATTTTATACGCTTATAAGTAATCTTATATTTACCGAGGTAATCTACATGGATTCCAATCCGTTACAGCGTTTTTTCCGCCAGCCCGCGATCTACATCCGGCTCACCAGCCGTCCCCAAGATTGGCCTGCTGGTTCTCTGGATCTGCCAGCCAACGGCGAACTGCCAGTGTATCCCATGACTGCCATGGACGAGATCACGTACCGTACTCCGGACGCTCTGTTCAACGGAGAGGCCGTGGTTTCAGTTATTCAGAGTTGCATACCCAACATCCGCGATGCCTGGGCCATACCCTCCACAGACTTTGACAGCATCCTGGTAGCCATACGCATCGCTAGTTACGGTCACGAAATGGACATAGGCACTGCCTGTCCTGCCTGCGAAACTGAAAACGATTTTAGTCTAGACCTGCGTACCGTGATCGACAATCTCACCAGCGGAGACTACAGTGAAGCGCTTACAGTTGGCGATCTCACGTTCTACTTCCGACCCTTGAACTATCGACAGATGACTGTGAGCAGCCAGGTGCAGTTCGAACAGCAGAAAACCATGCAGATGGTTACAGAAGCCGACGTAGCCGAAGAAGTCAAAGTGGAACGCCTCAATGCCATGATGAAACGCCTGCTGGATGTCACTGTGCGGGCCTTGGCCGAAAGCATCACAGAGATCAGGGCCGCTGGCACCATCGTGAACAACTTAGAGCACATCGAAGATTTCCTCAAGAACTGCGATCGCGCAGTATTCAATGCTGTGCGAGACCGGGTGATCGCGCTGCGAGAGCAGAGCGAACTTAGGCCGCTAAAAATGACCTGCCCTAGCTGTAGCCACAAATATGAGCAGGCCTTTACCTTGGACATGAGCCGTTTTTTCGCACGCGACTCCTAGTCTCTGATCCTGACCGTATCGCCAAGATCGTTGAGGAACTGGACCAGGAGTCGAAACAGATACGTGAAGAAGCACTCAAGATGTGTTGGTACATGCGCGGTGGAATGACCTTTACCGAAGCCATGAATCTTGGCTATCAGGAGCGAGAGATCATTGGTCGCTTGATCAAGGACAATCTTGAAACTACAAAAAAATCAGGACTGCCATTTTTCTAGCATGGATTTTGATCGAGCTCAACAAGACATCATGACTTGGCTGACTGGTTTCGTGGAGCAACCTCATCCAGCCTTGAGCGCATGGCCGCCTTGTCCATATGCGCGCCGTGCCCGCATAGAAAATAAGTTTTCAATTCGTCGAGGCACTGAACCTTACTGGGATCTCATGCATGTGGATCTGGCTGCACTGGATGTGCTGGCATTTGTGTATGATCCAAAAGATTTTGCTGCTTCCGAGTTCGAAGATCTGGTGCAGCGCGCCAATCAAGGATTCCTGCTCGCGCGTGATCTCATCGCGCTGCCAGACCATCCCGACTCTCCAGAGATCGTGAACGGAGTGACTATGAATCAGGGCACATGGGCTATAGTGTTCGTGCAGGCCTTGGGCAAGTTGAATTCACATGCCCGTGCCCTGGCCGATCGCGGTTACTATCATGGATGGCCTGAAGAATATCTCGCAGTGCTGTTCGAAGGCCGGCAGGATCCTAGATCATGAGTTGGCAGTTTGGACGCATCAATCTAGTAAAGACCAATTATGAGATCAATACTGATTGGGAACTGTTGAAAGATCCGCCGATACATGAACTGCTGCGCATCTACAGAGACTACTGCCGACACAAGCACTTCCAGAGCGTGATACCCATGGTGCCGGAGCGTTTCAGAGAATCCGGCACCGATGTGATTGGTTATCGACATCAAGGCAAACTAGTGGCCTGGACCATGCTGCGTTGTTGGGGCACACATTCTGTGCTCAGTGATCATTTTGCCTGGGACTATCGTGATCCTGCTCTTAGATTAGGCATTCACAGCCTGGAAACAGAGTGTGCAATATATCGTGATCGAGGATTTCAATGGATGTATTTTGAATCATTGGAACCTTACATGTTAGACATCACAGGATTTGAAATCTTGGGAGCAATGAAATAAATGGATCTCTACACTATTTGGGCGGACAAAGAAGGTGACATCACAGATCTAGAATGGGTCACTGGCATGAAAGGCTTTTTTGACCATTTGATAGCAGAGGGCAAGATGGAGACCTACAGAATCACTCGCTGCAAGATGGGGTTCCGCAGCATCGCAGACATGCCAGAATGGCTTATTATTATGGAGTTCCGTGACATGGCACAGATGGATCAGGCATTCCGTCGCGTCGCTCCATTGGAAGGCGAACTCGAAGAGAAACACAAAAGTTTCAATCGGTTTGTTGCAGGAAACATTCAACACGCACTTTGGAGAGATTGGCCCGATCAGTTCTAAGAGACTTGCTGCGCAAGTCTATCGATTTCACTCCGTTCATCGATGGATTGAATCAAACGAGCGAAGCGAGTATGCAGTATCATCCAGATCAAGTGGTCACACTTAGCCCGTGGCCGGGCCAAGATCTGCATCATCCGAGTGGCGCAGTCACACAGCGTTAGAACTATTCACACAAAAAACTATACGAATCACGCCAAATTATCTGGTTAGTCACACATTTTTTTGTGCGATTACAGGCGGTTGTCCGGTACCTGCTCGCTCCGTCTTATCACAACGGCGGGTCTACTGTCATACGCTATCACAACAGTAGCCGTGGGGTTTCTCTCCCCTCATTTTGCCTTTCGTCCTTTTCCAACAACCAAACGTCAGGTCTTAGAGACGTCGTCATCCTTGCGGGTAGTGGTTGAGTGCTCGCTGGCGCGGCGAGGCTTCCATCCCTGTGATCCGAGATCCAGGTCTAGGACACCCGATTTTGGCCGGTGCTAGCCGTTTGAGCCTAGTTTGCCTTTGATGTGTGAGCCATGTACCCGAATCTGTATGTGACCATTGTAGTATTCGTCTGATTCAAGTACCCTACGGGCGAATTGTTCTCGAGCCTCTATATAACTGCATTCAGCCTTGCTCTTACAGTAATACAATATCTCGCGTGTGAAATTTTCTGTGCCTAGTGATTCTACGTCTCTGGTGAGTTCTGGCGACGAACCGTAGTAGGTCTGCCAGTCTGACTCGATCTTGCCTCTGATTTTTTTACGTCGTTTCTTGCCGTTCTTGAGTTTCTCTGTCCGGTATGTCGTCTTGCTAAACTTTGATAATTTTTTGCCAATATATTTCCTGCCAGTCTGTGTATTGGTTATGAGATACACAAACCCGGCATACTCTTGAGGTATTTCTGTGATTTCTTGTGATTCGTAGAGCCATGTCATTCATTTTAATTTATGACAAATCGATGTCAGAATTATAAGAAGTGAATCCATTTTCTTTTACCACTCGCAAAATATTTTCTACACGCCCAGCCAACTCGTCTCTGTGGCTCACCAGCCAGATCGATTTGTTGCGATCACGGCTCATCTTTTTCAACAGCGCAAGACTGTTTTCCACGCCCTGTGTGTCCATGCCCGAATCAACAAGTTCGTCAATGAACAACACATTGATAGGATGATACAAACTCTCCCAAACATCGCGGAAGGCCCACGACATCGAAAGGATCAGGCGATTGCGCTCACCTCTAGAGAGATTATCAAAATCTAGATCTCTGCCCAGTTCTGTGATCTCTACCGTGAGATCGTTCTGGAAGATCACTTGATGCGGCAGCCCGATGCGATCGAGATAGTGTGTGAGACGTTGATTGAGATAACTCAAGTTCTGTTCGATGATCTTCTTGCGCACGAAACTGTCTTTGTTGGTGAGTAGTTTTAACAAGAAGTCTTGATGCTCGAACAATCTGGTAAGTTCGTTCACAGTGTCGTATGTGACTTCTTGCAGGGCCTGTCCTCGCATGTCATCAATCTGTTCGGTGTAAGGATCAGTTTCAGCAGATCTGTTGGCGAGATCCTTCTTCAATCCATCTAGGCTGTTCTTGTGATTGAGAGCCTGTTCCAGATCATCATAGAACACCGTGGGAGCAACACCCAACTCCCCAAGGTCTTCTATCTCATTACGGTGCTCGATCCGCTGTGTTTCGTTGCTGAGTAATTGCAGGGCAATCTCTTGCAGATTCTTTTGTTTTTCAACCAAGATCTCGTCTTGTTTTGAATCGTGCAGTTCTTGTCCACAGGCATGGCATCTATGATCTCGCAAGGCATCAATGTCGCGCTGGAGTTTGGCGCTGTCTTTGGCCAATTTTGAATCATCTTGCTCGATCTGACGTATCCACTTTTGATGTTCGTCGATCTGTTTTTTCTTCAAGTGATATGCTTCAAGATCTCTGTGTGCCTGTACTTCGGCATCGATGTCGATGTGTTCCAAAGCCCGAATGGCAGTTTCGAAATGCGCACAATCTTCGGCTTGTTTTTTCATCCAGAGATCTCGTCGTTTCTCCAGGCTAGTGATCTGCTCTTCGATCCTTTTGTTTGCTTCTTGCACAGCCCGGATACGCATTTCTTCCTGCGAGATCGCATCTTTGGTGGCGCGATTCAGTTCTTTGATCCGTTCAGCACGTTCGCTAAGGAGAGTGATGCCCAGCAGTTGCTCGATGATAGTGCGTTGGTCATTGGACTTGAGACTCAGGAATGGTTCGGTGTAAGTATTCAAGGCTAACACATGTCGGAACATGTCATGAGTCATACCCAGGGCGGATTCTATGGCATCCTGGGTTTCTCTTGAATCGCCTTGTGCGTCGTCGGTGGCCTGTTTTTCTTCCGAATTGACATATAGACGTAGCACATTGGGCTTACGGCCGCGCTCTACCCGATAATTTTGTCCGTTAACACTGAAATCAAGGCTGACCAACATGTTCTTGCCATTGGTTTTGTTGATCAGATTGTCTCGTCGGATGTTGGTGAGAGCCTGACCATACAGAGCATAACTCAGCGCGTTGATGATAGTGGTCTTTCCTGTACCATTTCGACTTCCGTCACCGCCTAAGTCTAGGTTTTCTCCTAATACAAGGGTAAGATCTTGCCGGTCAAAATTGATGGCTTGTGTGGCGTTCCCAACACTCATGAAGTTTTTAACCGTGAGGTCTCGGATATGAATCATAGATGTTTGCTGTATTCCGTCAACCGCAATACAATAGATTTGTCTTGTTTAGAAAGATAAAAGTCGATGTAGTCGAAAGATATCAATTGTCGCTGTCCAAGTTTTAGGAACTCTAATATCTTGTGATAGTACATTGAATAAGACGGTTTGTCAAATAAGCATCCAAATGGAATGTTTAGAACTCTTTCATGATGAAACACAGTAGAAGAAAATTCTTGATTTTGATCAAGTTTAGTTTCTAACTTAATTGATCGCAACTCGTTGATCAGATCCTGCCCTGCCGCGTCTTTCGGATGGATGTTTATTATTTTTGCTTGACTAAAATTATCAAGTATTTGTTTTATCTGTTCTTCTTTATGTAAATGACATCCAAACATTACTTGATCCAGTAATGAGTAATTGAGATTTCTTTGTCCAAGTTTTTCTGCTAAATCATAAAACCATTGTTGATCGAATGTTACCTGTCCGGTGTGTTCGAGTTCTATATCTATTGCTTCGTAATCTGTGGTATAGATCATCACTCGGCCCGAGTCGGATATTCCATAATATTCGCAACCGGTCCGCAGATAATGCTTGTCGATGATTGATATTAGTAGATCTCCGGCAGCGCCAGCTGGGTACACTACAAATATGCAGGGATCATCGCGTGTAAAATCAACACCATCGATGAAATTTCTTGATTCAAGAGAAGGGGTATGATTGCGAAACATTTACGTTATTTTTTAATAAAATAATCTAGTCGTTCGCCTTGCCGAAACAAATCTAAAGTGGCACAGTGTAGACCGCAGTCCCAGAAATATCGATGACGGAACGCACATTCATGTGCCTTGATGCCCCGAGCCTCTAGTGCAGAAACAATTTTTTCATTACCAGAATTGATTATAGCGGTTTTTTCGTTGATCATCAAAAGATTTACATCAAAATAAGTTTCGATCGCATAACCGACCCATCCTTTAAAGTTGCTTGCAACGAATTCTACTAAATCGTGATCAAATTCATATCCAGGAATCCACCAAGCGCCGTCAGTCGATTTCAGTGCTTTTAACGCCATGTCATTGGACTCTAACTCTTTGCGGTCTACTCTGATGACTTCCCATCCTGGGAAAGTTTTTTTGTATAGATGCTCGGGCTCAAAAGTTACTAGCAATCCTGGCACAACCGGAGAAAAAACTGCATCACTATGACCGCCTTTGTCAACGTAATGTATGCGATAATCCAAAAAGTGTTCTGGAATTATACGGGTTTGCAGCAGATCGAAATAATGATTTTTATGATAATTGATATCGTGACTATAAAAATCAAAATAAAGATCCTGCCCTACTCTGGTTATACACGGCGGCGAGACTTTCTGCCACACATCCACATCATCTCTGAAATCAAATAACTGCGAAGGATCAATCTGATCAATGACCCAGTCCCAGGGATCGATATATCCTTCTCCATATCTTAGATGTGCTACAAAAAGTTTATTTCCGATGGCTATCATATCATCCCTTGGTTGCATGGGCGGTTTGATATATTTTTCAACACCGTTTTCGTCAGAATAAAGATACATGCCCCAATCATCGTGTAATTTGGGACGAAAGCATTTGACTTGGTACAAGTTTAGTATGTTAATGAGTTTCTGATAGTCTTCCTCTGTTTCAATTGCGATACGTTCAAATATATTTCTTATACGGCTATTTTTTATAAAAGAAAAAAATTCCGGCGGATAGCACTGACCAACAAGACAAGTTTGCAGAGGCTGGAATCCAGTATGGCTATTGATTTTGATCACAAGGTCTGGTATATTTGTAATAATAATTTGGAGTCATAAAATTCAGATTCGATTTTGGTAATCTGATCTATTACGATCTGGTCTACTGACTCGAATTTGACATCTCCAGGGGCCATGTCTTCTTCTAGAACTGATCTCTTATTAGGGATCAAGGCCATTTCTCGAAGATCATACTTTCTGATAAATGTTTCCTTAATGTAGTTGGCCTCTTCATAACTAATCTCGATGTCGAGCTGCACACGCACATGCATGTTGGGTCGTAAAATAGTGTTAGCATTGTCGATTACATGACTGAGATCCCATACATTGTATAATGGCTGATCTGGCCAAGCATGGTATTTAGGTTCCTTGCTCCATTCCAAGATCATGCAGCCGCGCTGGTCATCGCCAGCATCGGCAAAGTTATGCGGGAAAGCATTGCCGATATAGTTGATATTGTTCTTTTGTTGACGTAGATGGAAATGGCCGCTAAAGACCTTGTCATATTGACCAAAGTGTTCCACTTGGATCTCGCCGTGATCGGGCATTTCTACCATGGCGTTCATCTTGAAGTGCGGAAGCTCAAAGTGTCCAAACATGTACTTGCTGCTCATCTTAGAAATTTTCTTGTGATCATCTCCTACTAACCAGGGCGCTATGATCACATCGCCTTCCTGGAACCAATCGTTCACGATCACAATGTTGGGTATATGCCGGGCCCATTCGGTTGAATAGATATCACGTCGATCACGATAGTAGAGATCGTGATTACCAGGAATAAAGTAGAATCGATCAAACGCTGCACTTAGTTTTTCTAGGGCTCGCAGGCTGTACTGCAAGGTCTGCATGTTGATAGATGCTCGATGATGGCTCCAGTCGCCCAGGAACATGCCGGTCTCACAACCCTGCTGTCGGGCTGTGGCGATAAACCAATCCACAAAGCGTTCACAGTCCTGATTGTGTAGCAGACTGTTTGATTTTAGTCCAAAATGGATGTCAGTGAATACCGCTGCCTTGCGGAATAGATTGGTCATTGATTCAGTATACTAGTCTTCTGTGATGTTCACGACCGGTCCGGACATCATGGAGTCGCTTTGTGAATACTGCCGGCTCCAGGAAGGATTGAGTCCGTTCATCTCCAGGATGTCATCTCGGATGTTGTGATTCTTTTTCTCTATGTTCAGTATGCGCGTGAACGAGTTAGTGATGGCTGCGGTGTAGTAGGCAAATGGATTTTGGCTCTTGGACTCGTCGAACTGCAGGCCAATCTGGCTCAATTGCAACAGGGCCTGACCGCGCATCTCTTCGTTGTAGGAGTATCCTCGCCAGTTTGAACGTGTGGCATAACGTTCACACAGTTTCATGAACATCATGGCCAGTTTGCGTGTCATGGTGCCGTGATCTCGGCTATATTCGCCTGTGACGAGATCACCCAGCCAGTGGCTTTTCCCCACCAGGTATGGCACACGATGATCTGTGATACGATAGTGATAGAACGGAGGAAAGTTCACTCTCACATGCACCGGGTCCAGCACCGGTTCATCTACAAGATCCGCCAAAGGATCATCTGCGGGCAGTTCATCCCAGCCCAAGATGTCTTCGATCTTTTTTTTCTTGGCGGCGGCCTTGGGCTGTTTTTTGGGTGCCATGGGTATGTGTTCCCATGTCATGACCCTGAACACCAGATCAGTGTTGGGTATCTTTTTTTCGTTCACGTCCTCACCGGTTTCGCGAGAAAGACGGGCAGCACGGTTTCGGCGTGCTTCGGCCACGGTTTTCTGATTGATTTTTGACACAGAAGGCAGGATGATATCGTACTGGTGATCGCGCACCGGATCTAGGAAGGCGCAGTAGGTGTTTTTGCTGAGATGTATTTCTTTGAGTATGTCTCTATTGTTGAGATAGTTGACCTTGGCGGGTGTTTTTGGTATTAAAGACAAGGATAGTTCTCCTAGGAAGTGTACTTATTATACATTGATTGGGACAAATGTCAAATGTTTCCGAGGTTAATGTGGGCTGTTTTTGGCCACGGTAAATAAAGGATCAAGGAACCAAGATGGCGTCACGGCAAGAACAAGCGAGACTTTTCAACGAAGCAATAGCGCAGGGACTGACAGAAGATCAGGCCCTGGCCGTGGCTGGTATCACCAATCCCGACGAGTTTACCTACGGATTTGCCAATGGCCAACTGGAACCTGTTGCGTTGGGAGTCAACCGCTCAGCCTTACCACAGAACAATCCGCCCAATCCACAGGTTCCTGCTGTTCCTGCTCCGCAGTCCAGGGTGCGCACGGCCACACCTGCTGCCCAGAACAATCCACCCAATCCTCAGGTGCCTGCTGCTGCTGCCCCTGCACCACTGCCTGTAGCTGCTCCACCTGAAAATCCGGAGCGCGATCCTGTCACAGGTGCGCTGCGCATTGATATCACTGGTGTGGCTCCTCCTGTGGTCAACGACAACGTTACAACGCTGCCACCCACGGACCAGCCCACCCCACGTGTTCCTCTGCCGGTGCCACCGGCCGAAGGCATCAGTCCCTATGGCGAGGAAGATGATCCGTTTGAACCACCACCCACGGTGTCTCCGCAACCCGTGGCTCCCGGACCTGGCAACACAGGCAGCGGTATCACAGGGCCTGTGCCCGGCATCACAGGATTCGGCGAAGAGGATGATCTGTTTGATCCGGATGCAATTGCAGCACCCGCTCCAGTTTTTAACGATCCACAGGTAGATCCCAATGGTCCCGCCTTTGATGATGACGGCAATCTCAATCCTGGATTCACCCTGGATGGTGACGGCAATGTAATTTTTGTTGGTGACGATTTCGTAGACCCCAGCCTCACAGCATCAGCGGAAGGCAGCCGGGCCGCGGCGCGCCAGGCAGCCACTCTGGCCAATGCTCGACAGCAGGCAGCCATACAGAGCCAGCGCAAACAGAACAACGACACAGACTGGCGTGTGCGCTTGAGCCTGGCACCACAGAGCAACTATCTCTACAACGCACCTGACTCAGCCGGTCAGCCCGGATCTGGAATACTGGCACCTTTGCGGCGTACCAATGGCGTGATCTTTCCCTATACTCCGCGCATCACCACGGTATATGAAGCCACCTACAACGAGTACAATCTCACGCACAGCAACTATCGCGGTTTCTTCTATCAAGGCAGCAAGGTAGGCGACATACAGATCGAAGCCACGTTCACTGCGCAGGACACAGCCGAAGCCGAATATCTCTTGGCCGTGATACATTTTTTCAAATCAGTGACCAAGATGTTCTACGGTCAAGATCCTCAGCGTGGCACACCACCACCCCTGGTATACTTGTCCGGTTACGGAGATTTTCAATACAACCAGCATCCCTGTGTAGTGGCCCAGTTCAACTACAACTTGCCGCAAGACATCGACTACATCCGGGCGCGCAGCAAAAACACCATACCGCCAGGACTGCTACAGCGCCGGCAACGGCAGGCCGTGCCAACCAACATATTTGAAAGCGTATGGGCCAGGCTCACTGCTGCCGGTCTCACCAAAGGAGCACAGCCCTTTCCACCGCCGGTGCCGGTATTGGGCACAGCAGACAGCACCTATGTGCCAACCAAACTGGACGTCGGTCTCATCTTGAAACCCATGCAGAGCCGCGAACAAGTCAGTCGCCAGTTCAGCCTTAAACAGTATGCCAATGGCGATCTGCTCAAAGGAGGATTCTGGTAATGGCCCAGTACGACTCTACCAGCCCCTACTTCACCACACCATATCAGCAGTTCTATCTGTCAAACATGGTGAATCGGCCCATACCCTCGGAATCCGATGACCGGCTGTTCCTGATCAATCAGACCTATCAGTATCGTCCTGATCTCCTGGCCTTCGACCTCTACGACAATGCTACCCTGTGGTGGGTGTTCTATCAGCGCAATCCCAATACATTGACAGCACCGCCCTGGGACTTCGTGGCCAACACACAGATCTATCTCCCCAAACTCAGCGTGTTGCGCAGCGCCCTGGGGTTCTAACGCATGGCCGACATCAACATCCTGTACGATCGGCGCAGCAGTATCACCCGGCAGTTGGAGACAGTGCGGTTCCGAATCCAAGCAACAGAACAGAACCTGCAGAGACGCCAACTGGCACTGGAACAACTGCAACCCGACCAGACAGCCGACCGGGAACAGCAACAGGTTCAGGTCAGAGTGGTGCAACGCACATTGCAAAGACTGCGCGAAGAAGAAGCGCAATTGGAAGCGGAACTGGCGCAGGTAAATCGTGAGATCTCCGCTGCCCAGCAGGCAGCCTCAGCGCCTCGGCAAAGCGCCGGCCAAACCGTGCGAGAAGCGCAGACAGCACGCGACGAAGGCGCGAGTGCCACTAATCCACCACCACCTGCTTTGGTGATCGAGATCGATGGCGTGGCCCGGCCCCAGGAAAACGACGAAGTCACAAATGCCCAACAGACTCCGACCTCTGGTGTACCAGGAGTAGCACAGGACCGCGGCCTGAATGATCCTGTGCGCCGCCAAGGACAAACTCAAGCCACGCCCGCCACTCTGCCCGCACCTGGCGCACCGCCACCCAATACACAGACTACCCAGGCAGCACAGAATGCCGGAGTGGCAGCCGCGGGCGATGATGTGCGTGCCAGCATCAATGTGTTGTTTGGCGGTGAACAAGGACGAATCATCACACAGGACAATGTGCTGGACAAATATGCCAGTTACACCTACAGCATCAGCATCTATCTCATGAGTCCGCAAGACTATGCCAGGCTCATCCGCACGCAGCAGAAAAATCTTGCCGGCTACAATCTCTTGATACAGAGCGCAGGCATTCCGATCAGTACCGGGTTTGGCAACACCGGTACCAATGGGCAGACCGATCCCGGCGAAATTCCAGGCGTAACCACGTTCAGTCTTGATGCTGGGCGCAATCAGTATTTCCAGGAAGATTTCTATATTGACGATCTGCGTGTTACCAGCATGATATCCGGCAAGGGCACTGCAGGGCCACACAATGTGGCCGAACTGGATTTCAAGATCATAGAACCCAACGGTATCACCTTTCTACCCAGGCTATACCGGGCAGTACAGCAGTATGTTGCCGGATCTGGCGGCACCGGCGATCAAAACTATGCGGCACAGAACTATCTCATGGTGATCCGGTTCTATGGTTATGATCAAACAGGCAATCAATACCTTCCTATCAAAGGCAGCCGCCTGTTGGCCGATGGCTCCAGGACCACTGAGCAAGCCATTGAAAAGTTCATACCGTTCCAGTTCAAATCCATCAAGTTTCGCGTGGCTGACCGCATCACAGAATATACCTGTGAGGCTGTTTGTCCGCAGAATCTCATCGCCACGGGACCTGCGCGTGGTGTGATACCATACAATGTAGAGATCACCAGCAAGACGTTGCAGGAACTGTTCAACGGCCCGCTGGCGTTTTCATCTTCCAGTCGCGCAGGAGCAGCCACGCCCACAGATCCTGGAGAGGTTCCTGGAGTATCGGTGGCCAATCGCACAGCCACAGATCCGGGAGAGATACCCGGGGTCACTGTGTTTCCTACAGCACCTGGTGCAACCACCGCGGCGCCACCCAAAGCATCGGCGGCTAGCACACCTACTATAACACAGGGCCTGAGCCAGGCCTTGAATCAATATCAGGCAGATCTAGTGACCGAGGGCGTGTACACTGTGCCCGATACCTATCGGATCGAGATCTTGACTCCGGCCCTGCAAAATGCGCGCGTGGTACCGCCGGGTGAAACCAACCAGCGCTTAGTGCCCATGGGTCCAGGTGCCAAGGCACCTGCCAACCAGCAAAAAAATCCAGCCACGCAGAGCCAAAACAAAGATGCCAAAAACACATCGGCCTTGGCCGGCATGAGCATCATGCAGTTCATTGATCAGTACACTCGTACCAGCACCTATATCTACGATCAACAGACCAAGATCCGAGATCCCAAGACTCAGAAAGAACGCGACAACGGCACACCGGCCGAAGTAACGGCTTGGTATCGCGTGGGCATCCAGACTGTGCCCAAGACCACGGCCGGTTATGATCCCAAACGCAACGACTATGCCTACGACATAACCTATCAACTCAGCCCCTACAAGGTAAACGATCTGCAGAGTGATTATTTCCCCCAGGCCCGGTTCCAAGGCACGCACAAAAAATACAACTACTGGTTCACGGGCGAGAACACACAGATCTTAAAATTTGAACAGGATTTCAACTACATCTATTATCTCACCATCAACAGTGCAAGCACACAGTCGGTTCAACCAGCCACTCAGACCACGGACTATAGAGAGTATCTCAAACGATCATTCTCGCCACGCAGCGCCCAGAGCGCCATGGGAGCTCAAGGGCCCACCAACGAGCCCAGTGCAAATGCTGCAGATTACCTGTACTCTCCTGGAGATCAAGGAGAGGTGAGCCTGGAGATAGTGGGCGACCCGGCCTGGTTGCAGCAAGGAGAACTCTGGGCCGGTGTGGCCGGTGCAGGACAAAATTATGGACCTTTCCTGGATGATGGCACCATCAACTATGAAGGGCAAGAGGTCATGTTTGAAATCGCTTTCAATCTTCCTGTGGATTACAATCTTGATACTGGCGTGATGGATCCTACCACCAATAACTTTGATCGGACCAGCACATCAGCCGGATCTGCACGCCAGAGTTATATCTATCGTGCAAAAAAAGTGGTCAGCAAGTTCAACGCTGGACGTTTCACACAGGATCTAGAAGGTGTGTTGATCCTGTTTGATCTACCGCAGCAAGATCGCGATCAGGTGGATGCCAATCAGCGAGACGTGTCCGCACTGCCCAACGAGACCGAAGCAGAAACGCGACGGCTGCTGCGCCAGGCCGGATCCGGCACCTTCGCAGAGCGCCAACAACAGGCCGCTGGTGTCATGGCCCAGGCCCGAAGAGATCAGGTCAATCAACTGGCGACCAATCCCATCGGCGCTGTTACCGGAACTGCCAGCAGCACCAACCCCTTGACTCCGGATTCCTTGGCAGCCGAAGGAGTGGTCGCTCCGGCCGCTCCCAGCACAGCACCCACCAGCGGTGGCCAGATCATCGGACCCGCCAGCACGCCCACCAGCATCTTTGGACAGTACGGCGCCACCGGTGAAGGCACAGGCATTCCGGCAGTGACCTTTACCACGGCCACAGGCCGGCCCTTGACCTTCACTTCTGTGCAAGATGTCACTGCTGCGTTCAACGCAGGATTGATAAACCGGGTAGTAGCCAACGAATTGACACGACAACTGAACATCAGACAGCAGCAGGCCAATGCTCCTGTCAACAACCGCACACCACAAGACACAGTAAGAGAGCCATAGCATGCCCAACAACATAATCCGCACCAAAGGCCGCAGCCAGCAATACAAGTTCGACCGCGGCGGCATGCCCACAGAGATGGGCCCTTTCATTGGCATCGTGACCAACAACATCGATCCCACACGTGCCGGACGCTTGCAGGTCTGGATCAATCAGTTCGGTGCCTCTAATCCCGACGGCTCGCCCGATCTCGCTGACCCCAGCACCTGGCGCACTGTCAGTTACATCCCGCCATTCTATGGTTCTACACCTCACTCTGGTACCAATGCCGGAGTAGGCACATTCACGGGCAATCAACAGAGTTACGGCATATGGTTCACACCACCCGACCTTGGCACCGAAGTGATCTGTTTCTTCATCGAAGGCGACCCAAACCAAGGTTACTACATCGGTTGCGTGCCCAATGTCAGTGTTAATCACATGATTCCGGCCATTGGTGCCAGTCAGCGTTTTGAACTGGCCAACGGTCCACAGGACAGTTATTTTGCTGGTGCCACACAACTGCCAGTCACAGAGATCAACACCGAAAACACTGCCATTTCAGAGAATCCCAGGTTCTTTGACCAGCCCAAACCGGTTCACTCCGTGATGGCCGGCATCATGATGCAGCAAGGTTTGATCCGGGATACAGTGCGTGGCCCCATCACATCCAACAGCCAGCGAGAATCACCTTCTGCCTGCTACGGCATGGTCACACCTGGCAAGCCCGTATATCAGAGCGGTATATCAGATCTGGAGATCAAGAATCGCTTGGAGCGTGGCGAACTCACACCAGAAGACATCCAGGTTATCTCTCGCCAAGGCGGCCACAGCATCGTCATGGACGACGGCAATCTAGAAGGCAAAGACAGCCTGGTGCGCATACGCACAGCCAAGGGCCACCAGATCACCATGAGCGACGACGGTGACTGTTTCTATATCATACATGCCAACGGCCAGACCTGGCTGGAGTTTGGCAAGCAAGGCACAGTAGATGTGTTCTCTACTAATTCTGTGAACGTGCGCACCCAAGGCACCATCAATCTGCACGCGGACCGCGACATAAACATGTTTGCGGGCGGCGCCATCAACATGAAATCGACCACGTTCAAGGCACAGGCCGATGCCACCTTGGACCTCATAGGCACCGGCAGCATGACCCTGTACAGCAAAAATCTCATTGGCATCAAGAGCGATGGAAGTCTCAATCTCAAAAACACATCAGCAGGATCATGGGACGCAGGATCTTCCATGAATCTCAAAGCGGGCTGTATCAGCCTAAACTCTGGCGGCGGCGCGCCGGTGAATACACCCAGTGATCTCCGCGATCTCAGCCTGGCAGATACTCGATTCGTGCCTGATCAAGGTTGGACAGTGGAATTTGGCAAACTCAAGACCATAGTCACGCGTGCGCCTACGCATGAACCCTATCCCTATCACAATCAAGGCGTGAGCACCGTGACCAATGTCAGTGACCCTCCCGCGGCCGATCTCACCAGGGCCACAGCAGAGGTCTTGTCCGGGCTGGACACAGTGCCGGTCACCGCACCCATAGATGCCGCGGCCTTCCTGGAACAGACACCGGCCGAACTTTCAGTGGGCAGTCTAGATCTGGGCCAGGTCACTGGTTTGCTGGCCCAGACCCGACTGGATGTTGGCCAGAGTTTTGATGTGGTAAGCCTGGACAAGGGCATTGGTGAGTTTGGCATCAGCGCCGGTCAACTGGAAGGCGCAGGATTCCTCAAACCCGGCACAGTGCAGACCTATCTCAAAGATCCCGCCCAGTTGCAGTCTGTGCTGAGTTCACCATCGGTATGGACTGGCAAGGCCGGTGTAGGTAACCTGAGCAGCCTCTTGGCCGACCCTGCCTTGCAGAGTGCCACGCAAAATGAGATCATGGTATCGGCTTTGGATGGACTAAGGTCTGCCGGCGTGGTCACAGGATCTGAACGACCACAGGATCTGGCCAGTTTTGTACAGACCGCTTCGAGATTTGGTGTCAACAACACCGTGGCCTGGGTCAATGGCGCTGTGCCTCCAGACGTGGCTTCAGAGATCAATTCTGTGGCCAAATCAGCACAATATGCCGTGAATTTTGTCAACAACAAGGCCACAGAACTGGTTGCCGGCGGCATACAATTAGGTGGGTTCACTGGCACTGTGGAACGTGGACAACTGGATCAGGCCGTGACCAACATCATCGGCAATGCCAAGGTGCCAACGCCCAATTTCGGTCAAGGTCTATACAGCTCCACACCGGATGCTGATCTCACATACTCCGGAGACGATCCCATAGTGCTGGAGCGCATCAATCAAGAACGCAGACGGCGTGGCCTGCCACCCTTGGCCTCTGGTGACGGCATAAGAACATAGTAAATACATCATGCCAACATTCATTGGATTCAACACCATCAACCAGTTCAAGAAGTTCACTTTGTTGGACTTCGAACTGATCAAGCGTGATCTCGCCAACGCTTTCAACATCCAGCAGGGAGAACTGCCAGGGCGACCTGGATACGGCACCACCATCTGGGGCTATGTGTTTGAAAGCCAGACTCCGGAAACGGAACAAGGTATCCTGCAAGAAATACAGCGTGTGGCCGGCGGCGATCCTCGTGTGTACATCTCAGATGCCACTGTGTATCCGCAGGACAACGGCATCTTGGTAGAAGTCCAAGTGCAGGTTGTAGCCAGCGAAACCGCAGAACGCCTGGCCATATTCTTTGATCAAGAGACTCGCCGGGCCAGTTTCTTGTAAAACTGCGCAGTTTTTACCTGCGATAAATACAAGACACAGTGAGACCAAATGGCCAAGACCGCTAGACAGACTGCTATATTCGGCGTAGAAGACTGGAAAAGACTGTACCAGACCTATCGAGAAGCCGACTTCCAGAGTTACGATTTCGAAACCCTGCGCAAGAGTTTTGTTGACTATCTTCGCCTTTACTATCCTGAAACATTCAATGACTACATAGAATCATCGGAGTTCATCGCTCTATTAGATGTGATGGCGTTCATGGGCCAGGCCCTGGCCTTCCGCAACGATCTCAACGCACGCGAGAATTTTCTTGACACAGCAGAGCGCAGGGATAGTGTGGTACGCCTGGCCAATCTGGTTTCCTACACGCCCAAACGCAACAACGCTGCCCAGGGTTTTATCAAGGTGCAGTCTGTGAGCACCACAGAAAATCTCGTGGACTACAACGGCGTCAATCTCGCCAACGTCACTGTGGACTGGAACGATCCCACCAACGGCGATTGGCTGGAGCAGTTCACACAGATCATCAATGCTGCCCTGGTTGACAGCCAGAAATTTGGTCGGCCTGGCAACGAACAGACCCTGCTGGGAGTGCGTACTTCTGAATACGCCATCAATCTTGTGCCAGGATTCCTGCCGGTGATACCATACACTGCCACAGTGGACGGTATCAACATGCCCTTTGAGGCAGTGAGTGGCACATCCGAAGGACGCGATTTTGTGTATGAACCTGCACCTAGGCCATCAGGGCGTTTCAACATACTCTATCGCAACGATCAACTGGGATTTGGTTCGGAAAATACTGGATTTTTCTTCCTGTTCAAACAGGGTGTGCTGCAGAATCAAGACTTTAACCTAGCCGAAGCCATCCCCAATCGTGCTGTGAACATCAACATCGAAGGCTGCAACGACCAAGATCATTGGTTATACAAGTTAGATGACGTAGGCAGTATTTCCGCAGAATGGACTTTTGTAGAAAATATCTATGCCGGAGCAGTGGAACAGTTGGCTCCGGATCAACGACAATTTTATTCCATCACCAGCCGAGCCAACGATCAGATCACGCTTACCTTTGGTGATGGTGTGTTCGCCGAAGTTCCCGTGGGCACCTTCCGAGCCTATGTGCGCGCATCCAACGGTCTGCGCTACATCATCAATCCCGAAGAGATGCAGAGCGTGGCCATACAGATCTCTTATGTAAGCAGATTTGGTCGTCTGGAGACTGCCACATTCACCTGCGGAATCACACAACCTGTGAGCAATGCGCAGCCCAGGGAGACCATCCAGGAGATCAAACAGCGCGCCCCGGCTCGTTATTACACCCAAAACAGGATGGTCAACGGCGAAGATTATAACAATTTTCCGTTCACACAATACAACTCCATTATCAAGAGCAAAGCCGTGGCACGCAGTTCCATCGGAACCAGCCGGTATGTGGATCTCACGGACATCACAGGCAAATACAGCAGCACCAATATCTTTGGCAGTGACGGTGTGATCTATCGTAGCAACCAACTGCCTACCTTTGATTTTGACTGGATCAATCGCAACGACATCGTAGATGTGCTCAACACCACCGTGGAACCCTTGTTGCCGTCCAGAGGTTTCACTCAGTTCTACTATGCCAACTTCATACGGCCCAATCTGGCCGTGCTGAACCTGGCATGGCAACAAAGCACGCGTCTGGTAAATGAAACCACGGGTTTTTTCTATGTAGGCACAGCGGCTGCACCTCAGCCCGTTGGTTCATTCAGCAGCAACAACACTCGTTATATCACCCAGGGCAGTTTGATCAAGTTTGAACCGCCACCAGGATTTTTCTTTGATGCCAACAATCGTTTGGTGGCCGGAGTTCCTGTACGGGCCGACGAAAAACTGGTGGTCTGGGCCACCGTGACAGCCGTTATTTTAGACGGCACCAACAGTGGTCTTGGCAATCTGCCAGACGGGTCGGGCCCAGTGGCCCTTAACAACTTCGTGCCCACCGGTGCCCTAGCCACTCAGGTTATTCCCAAGTTGGTCACAGACTTTCCTTCCAGTCTGGTCAACAACATGATCCAGCAGATTGAACTGTTCCGCAACTTTGGACTGGGCTATGACAACACCGGCAACATTACCGGGACGCCAGGCACCTGGTATATCATAACATCTACCAATCTTGCGGCCGATGCTGCGTTCAGTCTTGTGAATGCTGGAAGCACTGCCGGAGCCAATCTTGATGCAAGTTGGATGATACAGTTTGTTACCGATGGTGTAAGTTATACTGTGACTTCGCGTTCACTGCAATATGTGTTTGCATCCGTGATACAGACCCGTTTCACGTTTGACGGTTCTGAAGAGATCTACGACAGCCGTACCGGACTGGTGATCAATGATTTCGTCAAGATCCTAAAAAGCAACAGCAGGCCTGACAGCAACGAAGCCTTAGCCACAGACATCACAGTGGACATCATCGCGCAACCTGTGCAGAGTGATGGCTATGTAAATGATTATCAAGTGGTCGTGAGTTATGCAGACAGCGACGGGGATGGAGTGGCCGATGACCCTGATTTCTTTGATACCTTGGTTGCTCCTGCTGTGGCACCTACCAACAAGTTGGTGTTCTTCCAACAGACCATTGACTTTGATGATCTAGAAAGATATCTTCCTCTGGAACCCGGAGTGGTCAACGCAGCATACCCCACCAAAGATGCTATAGAATTGGTCAAGAGCGAGTTCGTGAACGGCCAGGTGTTTTATGCTACCACAGAACAGGCGTTCTACAGCCTGGAGATTACCACAATCAATGGAGTGCTGCAACGTACCCTGATACCACGCGCAGATTTCCAGGCACAGACTGGCCGGCAGAGCCTGTATTTCCAGTACCGTCACAATTCACCTTTGACCAATGTGATCGATCCTGGCATCACCAACATCATCGATCTCTATGTGGTACCACAGGAATACTATACCCAGTATCAAAACTACATCAGAGACACTACAGATTCCGTGCCCGAGCCACCGTTGCCTACCATAGACGAACTGACCACTGCCTACAGCGGCCTCAATGACTTCAAGATGATTTCAGACAACATCGTGCTGAACTCTGTGGTGTTCAAACCTCTATTTGGTGCCAAGGCCGCACCAGAACTTCGAGCCACCATCAAGGTGGTGCGCGATCCCAAGACAACAGCGTCAGTGAGCGAGATCAAGAGCGCTGTAGTGGCTGCCATCAACGAATATTTCACCATAGACAAATGGGACTTTGGAGACAACTTCTTCTTCTCTGAACTGGCTGCCTATCTACACGAACAACTAGGATCGATCATAGCGTCCGTGGTCTTGGTGCCCTTGAATCCTTTGAAAAGTTTTGGAGACCTTTATGAAATACGATCTGCGCCCAACGAGATCTTTGTGAACGCTGCCACAGTCACAGACATCGAAGTGATTGATGCCTTGACACAGAGCAATCTGCGCAGCCAGACCACAGTGTCGGGACTCTATCCTGGAGCCATCACGCAAGGGTCTGCCGGACGTGGATCGGGCACCAGTGCTAGTGGCATAACCAACGTGGCACCTGCGTCGGGAATTACTAGCACTGGCGGAGCATACTGATGGCCCGCCGCAGAACAGTAGATCTACTACCAGAGATCTTTCGCACGTCCACCAACAAGCAGTTCCTGTCTGCTACCCTGGATCAACTCACACAGGAACCCAATCTCAAACGCACCCAAGGATTTGTAGGGCGCCGCGTAGGCCCGGGGGTGAATCCGGCTGACAATTATGTCACAGAACCTACCGAAACCAGAGCAGAATATCAGTTAGAACCAGGAGTGGTGTTTTTTGCTCCGGATACTAACCGAGCACGCGATGCTATCACGTATCCGGGCATGTTGGATGCTTTGGATCTACAGGGCGCTGACACTGAACGCCAGGATCGACTGTGGCAGAGCGAATTCTACAGTTGGGATCCGTTCTGTGATCTTGATAAATTTACCAACTACAGCCAGTATTTCTGGTTGCCACAGGGCCCAGACTCTGTAGATGTGGGTAGCACAGTTTACCCCACCACCGATGCTTGGGAGATAACTCGCAGTCAGGGTGCATATCAGTTCAGTGATGAAGCGGGCAACAATCCCATAATCACCCTGGTTCGTGGCGGCAATTACACATTCCAAGTCAACCAACCTGGTCACGGATTCTGGATACAGACCAATCCAGGTGTAGATGGACGCATTCCGTCTACTCCTAATATCTCCAGCAGAGATGTGCTGGGAGTGATCAACAACGGAGAAGATCTAGGCACAGTGACCTTCAATGTGCCATTGAAGAGCGCCCAGGATTTCTATTTTGGACTCACCGAACTGGCTCCTGTAGATCTTGTGACTGGTTTGAAATTCAATCAGATCAATAATGTGTATGTGGATCAATTCCTATCCGCCAATCCCAATGGCATAGACGGTATAACCAATCTCAATGGCCGTACTGTGATCTTTACCAACCAGATCATCAATGCACAGGACGGCGGTTGGCAGATTACATCACAGTTTGATCCGTTGTTGCCAGATAACCCTCCAGAAATCGTTACCAACGGATTGATCGGCAGTTATGATACCACGCTATTTGATCAGACCACTGACATCACGACACAGGCACAGCGTTACTCGGTGTGGCAGATCAATTACATTCCTGACAATGACGGAAATTTTTACATACAACTGGCCAGCATTCGCACCGTACCTAACCTTACCAAGTTTCGCATACGGTTTGGCGAACAATATGCCAGTACCCAGTGGTTCAAGAATGCTTCGGGATTTTTTGAGCAGATACCTTTGCTTACCGCGGTGCTTGACACGCTGTACTACCAGGATGGCACCGATCCTGCCATATTCGGCCGCATACAGTTGGTGGATCAGAGCGAAAACAATCCCATCAGCATCGACGACATCATCGGTGCTAAGAACTACATCAGCCCCAATGGGGTCGCGTTTACCAACGGCCTCAAGGTACAGTTCCGCGGACTCACAGAACCAGCCGAGTTTCAAAATCTCGAATATTATGTAGAGGGCGTGGGCACCGGCCCGGGCATAGATAGCCGTGTGGGTTTCATAGACGGTGAAGCATACTTCGGCGCTTTCCATGTACACGAAGGTCAGAAGATGACTGGTGCATCGCACACTCCAGACACTTTTCATCAATTTATCTATGACACAATAGCAGAAAGTCTGGCCAATCGTGGAGCCGGCGGTCCTGCAGGAGCACCATTGCCTGTTGAAGGCGTGCTGAACGCTACCTTGGGCAACGGTATCAGATTGATTCCGGTGTCTGACTTTGTAACACCAGAGACCTACACTGAGAGCCGTACCACGCCCTTTGACAGTAACGGATATGACAGTACACCTTTTGATGAGACGTTGAATGCTCCGGAGGTGCCTGACTATATTACTATAAACCGGGCTGCGCAGGATCGCAACGCCTGGAGCAGATCAAATCGTTGGTTCCATCGCGACGTGATACAGGCCACAGCAGATTACAACAACCAGATCGCTGTGTTCAATGAACGTGCCCGAGGCAAGAGGCCCATCATCGAATTCCGTGCTAATCTGCGCCTGTTCAACTTTGGCACCCAAGGTAAACAGCCCGTGGATATCATTGATTTCTCTGCTACAGATGCATTCAGTGATATCAATGGTCAGACAGGATTTAGCACTGACGGATATACCTTGCTTACGGGCAGCCGTGTTATCTTTGCGGCTGATATAGATCCAGATGTGCGTAACAAAATTTACCAGGTAGAGTTTATCGATCCCGACGGTGATCCTAATTCTATTCCTATCATCAATCTCACTGAAGCACCCCTGGGACAGGCTCTGATCAATCAGACTGTGGTATGTCTCAGCGGCAACACCCAACAAGGTCTCAGTTTTTGGTTTGATGGTGTGAACTGGATACCATCGCAACAGAAGACATCTGTGAACCAGACTCCCTTGTTCGATGTTTATGATTCGCAAGGTCACAGCCTGGGCGACAGTGCTGTTTATCCCAGCACTACCTTTGCAGGCAGCCGGCTGTTTGGATATGCCGTGGGCGAGACACAGATCACCGATCAGGTCCTGGGCTTTGCTCTGCGTTTCTTAAACTTCAACAACGTAGGCGACATCCTGTTTGACAACTATCTCTACACAGACACATTCCTGTATGTGAGAGATGCGGTCAGCGTTACAGAACCTGTAAGCACAGGATTTGTGCGTCAATACATCGATCGTGTGACCTTCTCGGATCTCATAGGTTGGCAGCCCGCTGCGCAACAAAATCGCAGCCGCCAGGTGTTCCGTTTTGTCTGGGATGATGAACCTCTGGTGCTGGATGTGCCCATTGACGAAACCTCAGTGTTTGCTCCTCTGCAGATTTTCCTGGGTACCGAATTCATCGATCCCACGGATTATGCCTACAGCATTGTGGGGCAGAGCACTGTGATCGACCTATCATCACCACCGGCCGTAGGCACCATTATTGAAGTGCAGGCCATCAGCAATCGGGCCAGCGCAGTTGCCTTCTATCAGGTGCCGTTAAACCTCGAAAACAATGCCATCAACCAAGATGCTGCCGCATTTACTCTAGGCAGCATACGCAATCATTACCAGAGTATCGGGCAGAATCTGCGCAACATCCAGGGCCCCATTGACGGTGCCAACAACACCAGAGATCTAGGAAACATCCTGATCTATGGCGACAACATCGTGCAGCACAGCGCGCCCTTGAGCTTGGCCGGTACCTTCCTGCGCCAACCACAGTTTGAAGTAGTGGCTGCCATAGAATTCAACAGTCGTGAATATCAGAAATTCAAAGCACGCATGATGAATCTGGCAGCACAGGGCGATTTCATCAACTCCACACCTACCCAGGTCTTGGATGATGTCATAATCCAGATGGGTCTGGGACGCAATAATGTAAGCCCATTCTATTGGTCAGACATGATGCCGTCTGGAGAAAATTACACCAGCACAGTGTATGTGTACAGTCCTATCAGCACATCAGTGTTTGATACAGTACAAACCTACGATTATACCAGCAGCAATTACAAAGGCATGAACGTGTATCTCAATGGTCGCATCCTGGTGCGCGGATACGAATACACGGTCGGCATAGACAGCGCCACCATAGATATATCTGTGCCATTGGCCGTGGGTGATCAGATCGAGATCCGCGAGTTCTCTGCTACCTACGGCAGTTTCGTGCCCAACACACCCAGCAAGATGGGTCTGTATCCTGCTTATCGTCCCGAGATGTACCTTGACACTACCTATCTTGAACCCACCCTGGTGATCCGAGGACATGACGGCTCCATCACCGTGGCCTTCGGAGATTATCGCGATGATGTCCTGTTGGAATTTGAGACCAGGATCTTCAACAACATCAAGATCGTGAGCGAGATACCACTGAGCGAGGCAGAGGTGATTCCAGGACAGTTCCGCACCACCGATTATACCTTGGCAGAAATCACAGAAATCCTGGCGCCGGACTTCCTGAGTTGGGTGGGCTGGAACAAGTTGGATTACACCAGCCAGACCTATCTCGCACAAGATGGATTCACTTGGAATTACAGCCAGAGTGCTAACAAATTGAACCGTCAGCCCTTGTTGGGTGCATGGCGAGGTATCTATAACTTTTTCTATGATACTACAGCACCAAATACCCAACCCTGGGAGATGTTGGGATTCAGCCAAGAACCTGCATGGTGGTCGGATTACTATGGCCCGGCTCCTTATACATCGGGCAACTTGGTGCTATGGGAAGATCTTGCCCAAGGCCTGGTGCGAGATCCCGCCGGTGAATACATCCTGCCACAGTATGCAAGACCTGATCTGCTCAGTGTGATTCCTGCAGGATCTGAAGGTGAATTGTTGCCGCCCATCGAAGTAACCACTGGCAACTATGATACCACCAGTTTCCGCCGATCCTGGACCTTTGGTGACGACGGTCCAGTAGAAAATGTTTGGCGGTCGTCCTCCGCATGGCCTTTTGCTGTGATGCGGCTGTTGGCTCTGACCAAGCCTGCCAAATTCTTTGGTCTGTTTGTGGATCGTGATCGTTACAAATTTGATGCAAATCTAGATCAGTATGTGTGGGATGGCAGGTATCGTCTGGACAGCAAACAGATAGCGCCTCTATACGGCAATGGTGTCAGCCGGGCCAGTTACATAGATTGGATCATTGATTACAATAGACAGTTGGGTGCCAACAGCACTGATCTGCTAGAGACCACGCTGGCCAATACTGATATGCGCCTGTGTTGGCGTGTGGGTGGTTTCACGGACAAACGCTATCTCAAGATCTTCACTGAGCGTTCTACCCCCAACAGTCTCAACACCAGCCTGCTGTTACCGGATGAAAGTTACCAGATCTTGCTGTACAAGAATCAACCATTCAATCAGAGTGTGTTCAGCAGCGTAGTGGTACAGGCCACAGATACGGGTTGGCAGGTCTATGGTTATAGCACTGCAAGACCTTATTTTGAGATTTTGGCCAGCCGACCCAATGGCAACAACATACCGATCACAGCCGGTGGTACCACAGTGCGCATCGCGCTGGACCATTCAGATAATGTTGTGCAGGTGCCTTACGGATATACCTTCCAGACAGCAACAGGTGTGTGCGACTTCCTATACAGTTATGGATTGTTGTTAGAGAGGCAGGGTTTTGTTTTTGACACCAGAGAAAATGGTTACATTCTGAACTGGTTGCAGATGTGCCAAGAGTTTCTTTACTGGAGCGGTCAAGGCTGGGCACCTGGCACCATCATCAATCTCAACCCAGGTGCTACCTCAGTATCTGTTACGCAGCCACTCAGCATAGTAGACAGCGTCAATACTCTGCGTCCAGAAAATCTCATCCTCAATCAGAACCGCCAGCCCTTGCCGGCAGCGGATCTCGTGATCGAACGTGTAGACAACACCTTTCGGGCTACCAGCCTGAGTTCCAATACCATCAATTATCTAAATCTGCGATTCACAGCCTATGAGCATTTAGTGGTCCTAGACAATGTCAGCACATTCGCTGACTTGATCTATCAACCCGTTACCGGTCTCAGACAGAATCGTGTGCTGGTGTCAGGTTGGATTTCCGGCGACTGGAACGGCACAGTGGATGCTCCTGGCTTCGTGATCAACGAAGACAACATCGTAGAATGGGATCCAAATCGTGTGTATGCCAAGGGCGAAATCGTGCTGTTCAAGAATGAATACTGGTCGGCCAGCCGGATCATACAGCCTTCACAGGAATTCAACTACGCAGAATGGATAAAGAGTGACTACGACGACATACAGAAAGGTCTGTTGCCCAACTCCGCCAATGCCAGCGATCAATTGGCCACGGCCTACAGCGTGTACAATGCCAATCTAGAAACTGAAGTAGATCTATTCAGTTATGGCTTGATTGGATTCAGACCACGCGAATACATGCAGGCCTTGAACTTGGATGATGTGAGCCAGGTCAATCTCTATCAGCAGTTCCTGGGCACCAAAGGTACACGCCAGGCCGCAGAACTGTTCAGTTTTGCAGATCTCGGCAAAGAAACAGCACAGTATGACATATTTGAACTGTGGGCCATGCAGAAAGCCACCTATGGAGCCACTGCCAATCGCAACTATGTGGAACTGTTGCTGGATCAGAGCCTGTTGCGCAGCGATCCCAGCCTGATCCAGATCATCCAACCAGATCAATCCAGCGAAGCAGATCAGACAGTGCTGCTGCAGAACATCTGGAAAAGCAGCCAACGACTTACCAGTCCTGATGTGCTGCCTACCACAGTCACACCCGTGACGGAAAACAGCCTGCCCACCGCTGGCTATGTGAATCTTGACGACGTAGATTACACAGTGTTTGATCTGGAAAATCCTGTGGCTGTTGCTGCCAGCCTTGACCAAGAAATCCAAGACTTGGCCCTGGGCAATACAATATGGGTGGCCAAGAGCAACCCCCATGATTGGAACGTGTATCGTGTGCGTGAAGTGCCCGGTCGTATACTGTCTGTGTCAGACAACCTTGATGGCAGAGCATTGGTAGAGTTCTCGCGGCAACACAATCTTCGCGTGAATGATTATCTCATTATCAAGTTTTTCAATGTTACCATTGACGGCACCTATCGTGTGGCCGCTGTACCTGGTCTCCAGTCAGTCTTGATCAACCTGGTTTTCTTAGGCAGCCAGACCGAAGTAACCGGATCCGGAGTAGGATTCTCGCTGGATACCGCACGTGTGGCCCAGGCCAGCGACGTGGTGAACCTATCTTACAGCCGTGAACTGTCATCAGGATCGCGAGTGTGGGTGGACAATAACGGTCAAGACCTGTGGACCGTGCTGGAAAAAACCAATCCTTTTGCCCCGGCCACGGTGATCGAACCAGAAATCCAGATCGAGAATGCCAGATTTGGCACCGCGGTAACACAAGGCTTCCAGAATCTTGCTGCCATGGTGGGTGCACCGGGTGTGTTGCCGGGCGGAGTGGTCTACTCATATGTGAAAACTGCCGGACAAGCTTACTCTGAAAACATCATCATCGAACTGCTGACCACCGGCACTGCAGGCTTTGGCTCTAGCATGGACATGGGCGACCAGACCTGGGCCGTGATTGGTGCACCGGAAAGCCTGAGCAATCATGGTTATGCCTTGGTGATATTCAACCCACCCACGTCTAACGCCTTTGTGAAGCATCAGATCTTGGTGATACCGCAGGACGAAAAGATCACAGTCGCAGACGAATTTGGATACAGCGTTACTGTCAGCAATGACGAACGCTGGATGTACATTGGTGCTCCCGGAGGCAACCGTGTCTACGCCTATGGACGCATAGATGTGCAACAGCAATCAGTGGAGTATGTGGCCGATGGTACCACTGCAAGTTTCAACTATGTGGACCATGTCGTGGTGGATACCAGTGCACAGTTGGCAGTGGTAGTGGGCAATGTGTTACAGACTTTGAATACGGACTACGTGGTCAACGCCACATCGGTAGTGCTGCTCGTTACACCCACTGCAGGACAGACTGTGGCCATTACGCGTCGTTCTGCAGCCACGTTTACCGGTGATGGATCCACCCTGGTTTTTCCCTTGGACAACATATATTCCGCCACATCGGTCAACAGCATTTCCGTGTATGTGGACAATGTGATACAGCGCCCCAAATATGACTATGACTTTGGTGAGGGCAGTTCACTGGATCTCACATTCGTGACAGCACCGGCCTCGGGCACAGAGATCCGTGTGCGGGCCACTGACTATTGGCAACCAGTAGCCGAGATTATTGTGCCGGGCCTGGCAGCCGATGCCAGATTTGGTCATAGTGTTAGCACCACTACCGATGGACGCCAGGTCTTGATCGGCACCCCTGGTTCCGATTCCCAAGAAGGCAAGGTCTATGTGTTCGATCGATCTGTGCAGGCTTTCCAGATAACCAATGCGGCTACTTTAAGTTATACCACGGTACAGAGCCTTTCGTTACCTGGCGCCCCCATCAATGTCAAACTCAATGGGGAGTTCCTGCTCAATGAACAGGACAACATTGGAGGCACATTCAGCATCGCCGGCAACACAGTCACACTGGACACAGACATTGCTGTGGGTGATACTCTGGTGATCGAAACCAATCAGTTTTCCCTGGTGCAGACCCTGGTAGATGCCGAACCATTCCAAGGTGGTCAATATGGCTTCACAGTAGACCAATGCATCAATGACTGCAGCCTCTACATTGGCGCACCCTATGATGGTGCCGTGCTGCCCGAAGCCGGCCACGTGGAATATCAACTGAATCAGAGCCGAGTGTACGGCATCACCACCAGCCCTGTGGCAAATCCTGTGCTGTCTCCAGGCGACTATCTGCGTGTCAATGACAGATTCGTGGTAGTGCCCATAGTGGCCGCGCACAACAGCGCCTTGACCTACGCCGTGGATGACTATGTGTTGCTGGGCGGAGTAAGCCTGTATCGTGCTCGTGTTCCGGTACCCGCGGGCACAGCCATCACAGACACTGATTTTTGGCAGGCCACAAACTGGTCGGCCGTGATGGCCCAGGCCATCAGAGACGCTGCCATCCCCAATGTCACTGTGTCTTTGACACAGGATCTAGACTACGATGCCGATGGCATCACAACGGAATTTTCCACTGGTGCACTGTATGCGGCACCCGCCGTAGACACCTATACCACTTTGGTTTATGTGGACAACGTGCTGCAGTCAGATCCCGCAAACTACACCTACGATCCCGACACCAACACAGTGACTTTTGTCACTGCACCCTTGGCACCCAGCAAGATCAGGATCATAGGGGCTAGACTGGTGCTGTCGGTGACTAACTTTGATGCTGCACCAGTCTTGAACAAACTGCGAGTGATGCCTGGTACAGGAACTGTGTTTGATGATCTAGGCATTCTAACCTATGTATACACGCAGACCATCGCGAGTCCTGTCCCCCAATCCTACTCCCATTTTGGAACCACAGTGTTTGTCAGTGACAGCACTGTGGACTTGGTAGTAGGAGCGCCGGACGGCAGCGCATTCAACCCTTGTACCTTTGACAACAACACTACCATATTCGATGGTCGCAGCACAGAATTCCTGGATGCGGTCACACAGAGTGGAGTGGTCTACACCTATGACTTCTTGCCTGCTGCCAATGCCAGCGTGAATAACCCCGGACAGTTTGTGTTTGGTCAACAACTGTATGACAGTGCGCTGTCGCCCTTGGATCAGTTTGGTTCTGCCATAGACTATACCACCGGCGTGCTCCTGGTAGGGGCACCAGGTGATGACAGCGGAGACAGTGCTGCAAACTATGGAGCCATGATCGAATACGTGAACGCCACACGTGAACCAAGTTGGCAGGCGATCCGGCAGCAGACTCCTGTGGTCGATGTTGATCTTTTGAACACAGTGTTCATGTATGACCGATTCCTGGGATCCAGCAAACAGTATTTTGATTTCTTTGATCCCTTGCAGGGTCGCGTGTTGGGTGCTGTTCGTCAGAATCTGGACTATATCGGCGCCATAGATCCGGCAGCCTACAACGTGGGTGCTGTGAACAACTATGGAGATGCCTGGACGCAGGCACGGGTGGGGCAGATCTGGTGGAACACCACCAACGCCAGATTTATCGATCCCAATCAGGATGACATCGTTTATGCCAGCCGGCGCTGGGGACAACTGTTTCCTGGCAGCACCGTGGAAGTGTTCCAGTGGATCTCCAGCACAGTGCCGCCTGCGCAGTACACCGGTCCAGGCACTGTGCGCGACATCAACAGTTACAGCGTGACCAGCAACATAGATGCACAAGGTCTATTCCAGACCACCTACTTCTTCTGGGTCACTGGTATTCGCACAGTAGATCGAGCAGCCCGCAAAACCTTGAGCGTAGATACCATCACGCGCTACATCGAAGCACCGCGCAGCAGCGGCATCGCCTACATCGCCCCCATCAATGCCAGCACCATAGCCATCTACAACGGCCTGCCCTATATCCAGGCCGAAGACACAGTGTTGCACGTGGAATACGATCAGCAGCGCAATCAAGATGCTGTACACCTTGAATACCAACTGATACCGCAAGGACGCGGCGACGGCTTCCTTACCGATAGTCTGTATCGCAAACTGCAGGACAGTTTCTGCGGAGTCGATATAGCAGGCAACCTGGTACCAGATCCATTCCTACCACCCAGCGAACTGTACGGCGTCCAGTTCCGGCCGCGTCAGAGCCTATTCGCCAACAGGTTCCTGGCCTTGGAAAACTATTTGGTGGCGGCCAACCGTGTGATGGCTACTTTACCCTTGGCTGAAACCAGGCGCTTTCCATTGTTGGACAGCGAAGAGCCAGAACCAGCAGCAGGCAGCGGTGCCTGGAACAAACGCGTGGCCAATGATACGGAACTGAGTTATCAAGATCTGGCACAGGTGCCCGTTGGTTACCTATACTTGGTGCAATCAGATGCAACCAACGATGGCCTCTGGACCATCTACGAAGTACAGGCCGGTACCGCCCCCGGCAGCCGCACACTGGCCCTGGTGCGTGTGCAGAACTATGACACCAAGCGCTACTGGTCATACATTGATTGGTATGCTCCTGGTTACGATCCACTAACAGTGATCGCTGCTGAAGTGGCCAACTTCAGCGATCTGGAAACCATCACGGTAGCACCTGGCAGCAGTGTCAAGGTCACGGCCAATGCTCAAGGCAAATTCGAGATCTACGTGTTTGAAGACGGTGTGTACACACGAGTAGGCCTAGAATCTGGAACCATTGCTATCTCACCGGAGATCTGGGACTACAGCATTGGTAGGTTTGGTTTTGACGTGGAAGTTTTTGATGCGCAGTATTTCGATCAAGAACCCGTGACGGAAACACGAAGGATCATTCAGGCCATCAATCAAGAGATCTTCATCGATGATCTTGCCATAGAGCGCAATCGTCTGTTAGTGCTGATGTTCAACTTCATACTGAGCGAGCAGGTAGCACCGCTGTGGCTCACAAAGACCAGCCTGATTGACGTGGATCATGTGATACGCAACCTGCAACCGTTCCAGATATATCGCCAGGACAACCAAGATTTCGTGTTGAACTACATCCAGGAAGTCAAGCCCTATCATACTCAGATCCGTGAGTTCAACCTGATCTATCAGGGCAATGATGTGTATGATGGTACTGTGACAGACTTTGATGTGCCGGCCTTCTGGGATTCCGCACAGAACTTGTTTATCAGCCCAGTGCTCGACGACAATCTCGATGATCCCTTGAGCACTACATCCAGCACACCCAGCACCAGTCCGATCTGGCAGACCTTGCCATGGAATCAATGGTTCCAGAACTATCTGCTGACCATAGAATCTGTCGCAGTGGTAGACGGGGGATCTGGCTATACGGTACCGCCACAGGTGATCGTCACCGGTGAAGCAGAAACGCCTGCTGTGCTCACGGCTCGTATCAACAGCGCAGGACAGGTAATCGCCATAGACGTAGTATCTCCTGGTGAAGGTTATCTGACCACAGCGTTAATTACGCTGGAAGGTGGCAACGGCACCGGTGCCAGGGCCGTGGCAGTGATGGGCAACCAAAAGATCAGAGAATTTACCACTACCCTGCGATATGACCGTTATCAATACCAGACCACCATTGTGGATTGGCAGCCCAATGTGCAGTATGACAATGGCACGCAGGTACGCTATCAAGACCGAGTGTGGTCTGCCAGCAGCGACGACAGCACAGCAGTTGAAACCGCGACTTTTGATCCCGAGGACTGGACCTTGGTAGATGCTGCCACGCTGAGTGGTGTGGATCGCACCATGGGCTTTTATGCACCCACGGTGAACGAACCTGGACTGGATCTGGCCTTGTTGATATCGGGTGTAGACTATCCAGGTGTGCAGGTCAGTGGTCCCAATTTCAATCAGAACACCGGATTTGATGTGGGCAACTACGACATCAATCCTTTTGATAACATCTCCATCGGACCCGAGGGCCAACCCACATACGATCCCGCGATCCTGGATGCGATCTATGAAAGCGAGTTCACTGATCCCTATCTGGGTACCTTGCCTGCTCCGGCCTACAACGGTGATCCTCCTACCACTGGTCCAGCCAATGCCATCACAGTGGCCGGCGGCGCCTTCGTTGACACCTACTCCAGCCATGCGCCTGAAGAACTGGTACCGGGTGCCATATTCGACACTCTGGACTTCCGTGTGTTTACCACGCCCGGTGGCGACTGGTTAGGCGACGGACATGGATTCGCTCTTGGCCAGATCAACTATGAATACACATCTGCAGACGCCGATCTAAGTTTTGCAGACCAAGTAGACATGTTGGTCATGGTCATGGTGTACAACATCACCAACGGCGTGCAGTTGATAGAGGACCAAGATTATGTTGTGGATTGGGTAGCACACACCCTGCGCGTGATCTCAGGTGCCAATGCGGGTGATGTGATAGCCATACAGATATACGGTCTGGGCGGTGGAAATCAGATCTTCCGCGAGGCCTATACCGGCACACAACCCAACAACACCATCACTGTGCCGGTACAGACCAGCCTCATATCTGAATTTGCCATATTCATCAACGGTGATCCCACAGACAACTTTACTTTCTCGGCCTCAGGCAACTTCGCTACCAATATCGTGTTTGGTCAAACGCTCACTGTCACCGATTATGTGGCCGTTACTGCCCTGGGCGCAGGTTCGGGATCCTGGAGCGCGCCGGTGCAACAGAACGACATAGGTGACGGCAGCACCTTGATATTCCCCTTGGACAACAGCCTCCAAGGTACCAATCCTGTCAACATCATTGTTGAGGTCAATGGGCGGCGGGTGCGTCCAGCTGAAGGTGTGGAGTATATCGCAGACGGATCTAGCCTGCAATACTATTTGCCCACGCGTGGTGGCTACGATCAGAGTCTTATAGCAGACAACGAAGTATCTGTGTACTTAGACGGTGAACCTTTGACACAGGGCGTCGACTACCAAGTGGATCCTGACGATGGCAGCACAGATCGTACCATAACACTGACCGATCTTCCAGACGTAGGCTCACAAGTCTTGATTTCCGTCAACCATGCTGCTGGTTACTTTATCTCTGGTACTAATCTTGTGTTCCGATCCGGCAGCAGCATCCTGCCTTTGTTTGGCGACGTCCTGACCGTGACCACGTTCAATGACACCCGAGAACAGAACATACTGACACAAGTTTTTGTGGGTCCCACCACCACCGGTATCCAGATCAGCGAAGGCTACGACACCACGCTGTACGACGAAGCCACGGTGTCCGACACCCCCGGATCGTTTGATTTTGGCACAGGATCTGTGATCCAGACCAATGAATTTGACACAGGGCGTGACATCGTCAACGCAAGCCGAATTGAAGTGACTTTGAATGGTTTCTATCTGTTCGAAGGATCAGGCTTCGTGGTAGAAGGAACCCGGGTAATCTTGCTGGGCACAGTGATTGGCCCCGCAGACGTGGTGGCCATAACCAGTTTCACACAGAGTGTGGTACCCAACGCCCTTGCGTTCCGCATATTCCAAGACATGCGTGGTACTCAAGGCACATACCGTATCACACCAGACACCACCACAGTGCTGGCACAAAGTTTGGCAGCACAAGGAGACACGATCTACGTGCAGGATGCCAGCCGATTGAGTGAACCCAATCTGCCGCAGGGCATATTTGGATTGATAACCATCAATGGCGAGCGCATAGCCTATCGCAACCGAGACACTGTGAACAACACCATCAGCGGCCTGCGCCGAGGCACAGCAGGCACAGGCGCGGCAGAACATGCCGCGGGTACGGCCGTGTACGACATCGGTTTAGGCAATTTGTTGCCAGCGGAATATCAGGATAGAGTGGTTTTTGACAATTTTCTAGCAGATGGCACGCAGACACTGTTTGTAGCAGAAAGCATCGTGATCACTGATCTAGATTCCACAGAACTGGTAGAGGCAGTAGAGGTCTATGTTGGTGGCATCCTGCAGACATCGGGTTACACTGTGACCGGCAGTGATCCAGTGACCATAGTGTTTGCCACAGCACCAGACTCAGGATACCAAGTCAGTATCAGGGTACGCCGTAGTGAAAGTTGGTACCGGCCCGGTATCAATACTGCCAGCGACGGTGTGCCACTACAGGAAACAGAAACCCTGGCGGCTAGATTTATACGCGGACTTTGACACCATAAATAATAACATGAGCGATACCCAAAATTCTATTCCGATTCCAGCACAGCAACCTGCGGCTCGACCCAATGAAAGTACTGGACTCAACATCGACGAACACATCAAAATCTCCGATCCCAATACCGGTACGGTGATCCTGGAGCAGCGAGCATGATTGCGCTGGGTCCTGTCCATATAGAAGGACACGTCAGGATTTATGATCCTGTCACGTCCGAGGTTTTGGTAGACAAAAAGAACGCGATCCATTACGAAAACATGAGCATCGCTCTAGCGCAGAGCTTGGCAGAACTTACTGTGAACAGCCAGCGCGTAGGCTATATCTATGCCATGGCATTTGGCAATGGCGGTTCCAGCGTAGACCCTACCGGCGTGATAACCTATTTGCCGCCTAATGTCACCGGGCAGAATGCGGATCTATACAACCAAACCTATCTCAAGGTAGTCAACCAAAACTCCGCTGCCAACACAGATCCCACACGCAACAATCTCACTGTGTTGCACACTTCTGGTCGTGTGTACACAGACATCTTGGTAAGTTGTCTATTAGACTATGGTGAACCAGCCGGACAGCAGGCCTTTGACAACTCCACCAATTTCAACGGAGAATTTGTTTTTGACGAACTAGGACTTAAAGCCTGGGAAGGTACAGGCGAAGATCTAATGTTGATCACCCATGTGATCTTCCATCCGGTGCAAAAGAGTCTTAATCGGCAGATACAGATAGATTACACTGTGCGTATACAGACACTGACAAACCTCAGTGCTGCATAAATATGGGTAGATTACAGTTGCATAAATACAGATAGGACGGAGCAACAACATGGCATATACCATTAACTTAACAGACGGTACTATATTCGCCACAGTGGCGGATGGTACCATCAATACCAGTTCAAGCATGATCCTGGTAGGCAAGAACTACGCGGGCTACGGTGAGTTCCTGGATGAAAACTTTATCCACCTCTTGGAAAACGGTGCCAATACCACTGCTCCAGGTGCGCCACTCACAGGTCAGCTTTGGTGGGACAAATCCACCAATACCATGAAGGTCTACAACGGTACCACGTTCAAGACTATCTCTGCTGCCACTGCCAGTGCCAGCACTCCCACCAGCAACGTCACAGGCGATCTTTGGTTTGACACTACCAATCAGCAATTAAAAGTTTACAACGGTACCTCCTTTATCCTGGTAGGACCGGCTTCCACATCAGGCCAGGGCACTTCTGGCGCAATTGTGACCACCATCACAGACAACGTGGCCGTGGATCACGTAGTTGTACAACTGTTCGTAAACAATACCATTGTTGGTATCATTTCCAAAGATGCCACTTTTACACCACAGGTAGCCATCACAGGATTCGCTACCATCGGACCCGGTATCCAACTTAGTTCTACTGTAAGCAATGCTCTGTTTCGTGGCACCGCATCAGATTCTAATCTACTGGGTGGTATCGCCAGCACTGGTTTTATCCAACGCAATGTAAATCAAACTACCACGGGCACACTAGGCATACTCAACGATTCCGGCCTGTCAGTGGGCGCGGACAGCGATGCACGCATTATCATCACAGGCAGTGATGTTTTCCTGCGCAATCAAACACAAGATGGCAATCTCACACTTCAAGTCAATGACGGTGGCGTGAACACTACTGCAATCAACATCAATGGAGCTACAGGCATCCCGGGTGTGACCGGACTCACAAACCTCAATGCCAACGGTGTTGGCAACCTTGGGTCCAGCTCAGGATATTTCAACACTGTGTTTGCCACCGCGACCACGGCCTTGTATGCTGACGTTGCGGAGAGATTCCATGCTGATACTGTGTATGAACCAGGAACTGTGGTAGAACTGGGAGGCAGCGCAGAAATTACCAAAAGCCGTCAGGAACTCAGTGATAATGTTTTTGGTGTGATAAGTACCCGTGCAGCCTTTACCATGAATCATGGTGCAGGGTCAGATGCCACACACCCTCCAGTGGCCATGACAGGTCGAGTTCCTGTGCGCGTGGTAGGCGCTGTGCGCAAAGGCGATCGGTTGGTAGCTGCCGGCAATGGTCTTGCCCGTGCCGCCCTGCCCGGAGAAGCCACTGCATTCAATGTGATTGGTCGTGCTCTGGAAGATCGACAAGACACCAACGAAGGCATGGTAGAAGCCATAGTCACTATCAAATAAGGAACACGACATGACGTATTCAGTAGGTGGATTGATCCAGGCCACAGATTACAACGGATTCGCTTCAACAACATCAGGCGCAAATGTGAACGATATCTGGTCGACCGGATCAGGCGACAAAGGATACGGTCAGTCAGCATTGAGCACTGTGAGTGCTGCTGCTACTGTGACCGCTACAAATTGGGCCAGTCTTGTGAACAACATCGCTGCCATGGGCAACCACACAGGCACTTCTATCACGGCGCGCACCGCCCCTGTCACTGGTGATACCATCACTATCCTGGCTGCATTGAATACCGATCTCACCAACATCACCAGCAATAGAGGCAACGCAGTGGCATCTGGCACAGAAGTTGGTACATTTTCCGGTACCACATCCAAGACCGGTACCACAGGATCTGGCACCGCTGCATGGACCATCACTTTCACTCATACTCTGACTTTCGCATCGGCCAATGCTGCACGTTACTTTTTCAATGCCGGCGGCATCTGCAAACTACAGTACGGTAAGTCCAGCACAGGCACAGACCATGATCCAGACTGGAACACCCTGGCCGGCCAGCCCGGCCAGATCTATTTCACAGGTCGTGTGAATTCCACCACCAACACCATCGCAGGCCAAGCCTACACCGGCACCACACGTCTCAACGGCTCTGGAGGCACGGAGACCACCCTGGCAACAACCACGGGATTTTACAACCTCACGCCAGGCGCAGCAGCCACTACCATCTTCCAACTCAACAATGCATCTGCCCCCTACACCCCAGAGTTCATCCGCACCCAGGTGGCTCTTGATGCAGGTTCTAACATACTGACCTTTACCACGGTCTGGAGCGATGACGGTACTTCGGCTGCAGGAACCACTGCAAACATTTCCGGTGGCACTGCCACTTCCAGTCCCAGCACCACGATCACCGGCACAGCACCTACTACCTTGCTCACATATCTGCCGCCTAGCACCACATATCTAACATCGGCTGCATGGGGTACACCCACGATTGCTGCCGCAGTGGCCTAACCTAGCAAACAGATAGCATCTCACCAAAAGGGCCTTAGAGCCCTTTACTTTGCAACACATTTCTGTTAAAATCATCCTATGGATACTGATCAATTGATTGCGCACGGGCGTGCCCGATTTGAACATGCAGCAGCCCGGCGTTTGCTCATAGAAAAATATCAAGCCAAAATGACCTTTGCCTATTCTGGTGGCATGTGGCAGGCCGGCCCGGAACTGCTGAACCTCCTGGCAGTTTGTCCGGATGCCGAAGCAGTGATCTTGGACCTCTATCAGACACCGGTGCGCATCACGGTTGCGGAACTGCGTGATATTGCCATGCAGCGATGGCAGGAACAGATGACGGCATGGTTGATCGAACATGACTCACTCGCGCAGCAGAGATGACCACTGGAGCATTGATTTTTGCTGTAAACAATGGTGCCACTGACTATGAGGCCATGGCCCGCTGGAATGCCGGCAACATTCAGCGTCATCTTGGCATACCCACTTACATTGTCACTGACCAATATCCGCACAGCAGCAACAGCAGACATTTCACTGATCTAGGACATGTGGCCTGGCACAATGCCAGTAGGGTTGATGCATATGATGTCACGCCGTGGGATCGTACCTTGGTGCTGGATGCCGACTACGTGGTGGCCAGCGATACTCTTGGCAGCCTGTTTGAGGCAGATCAAGATTTTCTAGCACACCGATCAGCCTATGACATCACTGGCTGCAACGATTTCCAGGGGTTGAATCACTTCGGGGAACATCGGATGCCCATGTGGTGGGCCACTGTGATGATGTTCCGTCGCAGCGATCACGCACGTTTCATTTTCGATATGATGCGGATGGTGCGTGATAATTGGAGCCATTATCGCGATCTCTACAAGATACGCCAGGCCACCTATCGCAACGATCACGCCCTCAGCATAGCCATGTTGGTCAGTGATGGACACTGGTTGGATCATGCCGCGATTCCTTGGGGCCTGGCCACGCTGATACCTGACCACAGGCTACGACAGACTGGCCAGGACCAGTATCGTGTAGATTTCCAAGACACTGCCAATCGTGCTCGTTGGATCACGATATCGCAGGATTTCCATGCCATGGGCAAAACACAGTTGGAGGCCATCGTTGCCGATCACGCATGAACGTGGCTATCTGATCATGGCCGTGGATCGAGATGGCTCGGACTACAAAGCCTGCGCTGACAGACTGCGTCGCAGCATCCTCACATGGCATCCGGACGCCCACGTCACTGTGATTACGGATCTAGATTTACCGCATGGCGACCTAGGTGGTTTCGCTAACGACTGGCAGTGCTGGCAGGTCAGCCCTTATCGTGAAACCATCAAACTGGAAGCAGACATGATCTTGGCCAGTCCAATCGATCACTGGTGGAACTTGTTTGAACTGCGAGATGTGGTGATCAGCCAAGGTGCTCGAGACTTCTACGATCAACACACATTGTGCCGGACCTATCGTCGAACATTTGATCACAACCACTTGCCAGATGTGTACAATGCCGTAACTTATTGGCGCGTGAGCCAGACAGCGCAGGAATTTTTCAGGCTCGTACGCGCGATTTTCATCTATTGGGCGTCATATCGAACCTTGTTGAAATACCCCGATGAAGAACCTACCACGGATGTAGTTTATGCCATGGCGGCTGTGATCATGGGGATAGAGCGTGTGACACTGCCTTCGGGCCTAGGACCATCTATAGTCCACATGAAACCGGGCATCAACCCAATCAAGACCAATGATTGGACAAAAGAACTCACATTGGAAATCGATCCTGTGCGCATCAACACAGTGGCTCAATGGGGTCCGGTGCACTATCATATCAAGTCGTGGCTAATCGGATGAGTGATTCTACCACCCAAAATTTCTGGACGGCGCTGAGCGAATTCCAATGGCCGGAGCCGGCGCCGGTGACCTATCGACTCTATCATGATGATCGGGGGCATCCTTTGTTTTATTCTATGGAACAATTGCCAGGTACGTACATAGAAGTGGATCAGGCCACTTATGTGCGTGCGTCTTATCAGGTCCGTATACAAGATGGCCGGATGATGGTGTTGGAACCCCGGATCCAGGTTTCAAAACTGGCTAGGCACAGCGAACATGGAGTGCCCTGCGATCATCGAGACGTGTGTGTGGTAGTTGCGCCGGATCGTCCACACCAAAAATGGAAAAAAATCACTAATGACATCAATTGACGTAGCAGATCTGGACTGCATTTATCTCAGTTACGATGAACCACAGAAGGAAGAATTCTGGGTGCGCATTCGCAACATGATCCCTTGGGCCAAGAGAGTGGATGGCATCAAAGGATCTGATGCTGCCCACAAAGCAGCAGCGGAAGCATCTGATACCAAACGTTTCATTCTCATTGATGGTGACAATGTGCCAGATGAGCGTTTTTTCAATCTAACATTGAAACTGCCAGACGAACAATGGGAACAAGCCGTGTTCCGTTGGCGTGCCCGCAATCACGTCAACGGCTTAATGTATGGCAACGGTGGTATTAGTTCATGGACCAGAGATTTTGTGCTGAACATGAAAACACATGAAAATACTGACGGACGTGATGAAACCCAGGTTGAATTCTGTTTTGATCCCTTGTACTGGGCCATGCATGACTGTTATTCCACTACATATCCCAACGGATCCGCCAAGCATGCCTGGCGTGCAGGATTTCGAGAAGGTGTAAAGATGTGCCTAGACAAAGGTCGTCGACCCTCTGTGACCGAATTCCGAGATCGAGTACACCGAAGAAATTTTGACCATCTCACTATATGGCACAACGTAGGACGCGATGTGGAGCATGGTGTCTGGGCCATGGTCGGTGCACGTCAAGGTACCTATAAAACCATGCTTACAGATTGGGATCACAGAGAAGTACAATGGTTTGATGCGCTAGAACAGATATGGCAAGAAACCCAGTTCTTAGATCCAGATTCTGTTGTCCGAGATCATGAAGATGCGTTAAAAACACGACTTGATCTTCCTGTGATCAGCATGGATGCCTCTCACAGCAGATTCTTCAAACATCATTACCGCAGCAATTGGTCGAACCAAGGTATCATGGTCCGCGAGATAGATGTGATACGGAGACAAGAAGGTTGGTAGATGCAAAACTTACAGCGATTCTGAAGAGCTTGAGATAAATTGATCAAACAACTTGAACTTGAGATTACCACAGCATGCAATGCTGCCTGTCCGCAGTGTAGCAGAAACCTTTATGGTGGACCCAAATGGCCTACTGTACCCGATGTGTCTTTGAGACTGACTTGGTTAAAAGAAAAATTACCCCAGGATCTGTTGTCTTCACTTGAGGTCATTAGATTTTGTGGAACCTACGGTGACCCTTGTACTCACCCAGATTTGATCGAAATCATTTTTTGGTTGAGATCGGTGTCACCGGCAAAGATTTTTGTCAGCACCAATGGTGGGATCAGATCCACACATTGGTGGCGGGATCTGGCGAATGCGCTTGGCAGCAGTGATGAAGTAATTTTTGGTATTGACGGGTTGCGATCTACCAATCACTTGTACCGTAAAGGTGTGGCTTTTGACAAAGTGATAACCCATGCCAAGGCTTTCATTGAGCAAGGCGGCCAGGCCACATGGCAATTCCTGGTTTTTGAACATAACCAACATCAGATCGAAAAAGCCAGACAAATGAGCAAGGATCTTGGATTTAAGAATTTTATGGCCAAGTATACAACACGATTCGTCAATAAACAACACGAGCTAGTACACAGTGTTCCGGTGCTGGATGGCAAAAAGATTTTTTTCCTTAAATTGCCCACGGATCCTGCATTGGTCAATCCAGGATATCAGCAATTGCAACAACAATCTGATTACAAAACCGTTGATATAAACTGTATCTCCAAAAAACTCAGTATTATCTATATCGGTGCAGATGGCTATGTATTTCCTTGTGGATTTTTAGCGGACAGATTGTATGGGTTTGAGGCGGAAAATCATCCAGATCATGCACGTATGGCGGATCTTTTTGAGCGTGCAGGCGGTGCACACATGGCCAATCTTAATTTTACCAAACTTTATGATATCATCCATGGCCCGTGGTTCAACGTCATAGAATCGAGTTGGAATGATGATAGCAGGTTAGAAAGATGCGCACACCAATGTGGTAAGGGCAATCACCTGGTAACCGATATTTACACTTACATGCGGGGTATCAATCAGTGACCAAAATTGACTTGATCACAACCGATGGTCGTATATGGCATAAAGAAAAATTTTTGATTGAGTTATCGATCGCTATGTGCCAATCTCAAGATATCACCATCGATCTCAATACCGAAGGACCTGATCTTGACACATTGGACGTGTATCAGTATATCAACGATATTGCTGACAAAACTGATTATGACAAATCTCGAATAGAGATCAGGACCGGTAATATTTTTGAAGCCCATCCGGAAATACGTCTCCGACGCAATTTTCCTTGGATGTATTTAAATTGGGCCAAAGAGCAGGCCAGTGTACGAGCTCCCATGATCAAACAGTTCGATCACAATTTTAGAACCTTTGGATCCTTTGTGGCAAGATCCAATTGGCATAGATTAAAATTGGCCAGCTATCTGCACAGTCGTCATGCCTCGCGCACTTTGCAAAGTTTTCACTATGATCCTGGCAATGACTACCATAATCAGAATATCGGGATTGAAGATCTCATCAACTTCAACCACATAGACCGGCTAGATGACATCGTACATCTTTGGAAAAATAGTCCTATCACGCTGGATGATGTTTATATCTACCCTATAACCAATCCTGCCGGGTATGGATTGATCAATCACTATCAACATTTTTTTGTTGAGATTGTGACTGAGACTTATTCAATGGGCAATACTTTTTTCCCCACAGAAAAAACATGGCGTCCAATGGTCATGATGACACCCTTTATGGTGCAAGGACCTCAATGGTACATATCACGCCTCCGCAGATTGGGATTCAAGACGTTCGATCAGTGGTGGGATGAAGGCTATAATGAGGATCATTACTCGGGGCAGTGTACTGACATTGAAAAGAATTTAGACCGGTTGGCTACCTGGTCTTTGAACGAAATACAACAGACCTATACCGAAATGCTGCCTATATTAAAACACAACCGTGATAGATTGCTGAATCTAGATCATCAAGAGGTGATAGCCTTGATACAATCTGAAACCAGATGAGCAATGACAACAAATTAAGCAGCGACCAAGATCGACATGACCAAACTGCACATACCCTATGTTGAATTTTACATCACTAACATGTGCAATCTTGCGTGCCCAGGTTGCAATCGTTTTAATAATTATGTCTTTACCGGATATCAACGCTGGTCAGACTATGCTGATACATATCAGCAGTGGGCACAAGAAATCAACATTGGCAGCATCTCGATCTTGGGTGGAGAGCCCTTGATGAATCCCACGTTTCTTGATTGGGTGCAAGGCGTCAATCAACTATGGCCAGGTCGAACCATACGCATCATTTCCAATGGTTTTAGGTTGGACCGCAGGGCTGATTTATATCCATTATTGCAAAAACATCGCAATATCGAGTTATGGATCGGAATCCACAACAAGCAACACAAAAAAGAAATCGTTGCCAAAGTACATGACTTTTTGCAATTACCATGTACAGTGACATTCAATAGCGACAATCTTTATCAGCAATACATGATAATAACCGACTCGGCCAAGGTGCCAGTTAAGATTGAGTACAATTGGTGGTTCCATCAAGGTGCCATCGTCAAGCAGACAGGAGCACTGTCGTTGCACCAGAGTGATCCAAAAAAAGCACATGATACCTGTCACATGAAAACCTGCCATCATTTTATCCGTGGTGAACTGTATAAATGTGGGGTAGTGGCTGTATTGCCGGAATTTGATCGACAACATCAACTGACTCTCAGTGCCGAGGACCGGGTGCTGATGCTGGATTACCGTCCACTGAGAATCGATCATACCAGGGAACAAAAACAGCATTTTATCAACAATCTAGACAAGCCCATAGACCAGTGTCGTTTCTGCCCTGAACAATACATTGGTGATCAGATCTATGCGCAGCTCAAGCGAGATCTAAAATGACCTACATATTTGCCGGAGACAGTTGGGCCTGGAAAGGCTACACCAAAGACAACTATGATTCTAACCAGGATCAACCGCAAGATGTATGCTTGGCAGATTTCTGGGGCAAAGAATATCAGCATTGTGCTAGACCTGGACAAGGTAACTTGGACATTTTAGAACAATTGCGAGCTCAACGCCTGTCACCGCAATGTCCCATAGTGTGGATTTACACCGAACCGGGCAGAGACAGCGCCAAGATCAATGGCACATCGGCGCACGATTGGATAATCAATGAGCCTTTTTTTGGCGCCCGGAGACGCAGTGTTGAAACACAGTTGTTCCTTGACATACAACATGCCTTACCCAATCCCATAGCCTGGATAGGAGGGTTGAGTGACATACCAAAGCATGTGGAAATGCCATCAAGATGGACAGTGCTGCACCATAGTTGGCAAAGATGGATCGCTGATCGATTGAACAGTCAGTGGTTTATTCAAGGATGGGGAGCCAGCGATGTGGGTTGGCGCATGCACGCAGATGCCATAGTTCCCTCTCGCGAAATGGTATTTGCCTGGGACCAGCAGATAAAAGAGTGGTGCTGGTGGGAAGAGCACGGATATTTTTGCCACGAACACCCAACTCCAGAGGCTCATCGAGACTTTGCAGAGTATCTCAAACCAACGGTGCTGGCCTGGCTGGCCTTGCACTCGTGACAAAAATGACAAAGTCACGATTCCTCAATGATGCCGAGGCAATGAAACAGCGTTTAGACAGCGTCAGTCCCAGCCTATGCCTCGCCAAGTGGAAGCAGGTAAGCCTGCATCTCGCCACTGGCATGAACAATTCCTGCTATCACCCGCCCTTACACAGGATACCCATCGAAGAGATAGGACGCACACCTGGCGCCCTGCACAACACTGCTCACAAAAAGGTTCAACGCCAGATGATGCTGCGCGGCGAACGGCCGGCAGAATGCCAGTACTGTTGGAACATGGAAGATCTAGGTGAGATGTCTGACAGACACTACAGATCCGGCGAACCCTGGGCAGCCATTGATTTTGATCGTATTGCTGCAAGCACAGGAGATGAGGATGATGTTATACCCAGTTATGTGGAAGTCAATTTTAATCATGCTTGTAATCTGGCCTGTAGTTATTGCAGTCCTCAGTTTTCTAGCACCTGGCAGGCCGAAGTAGAAAGGCATGGCGCCTATCCTACTGCCACGCCTCACAATGATCCCGATCATTTTCGCGGTGAGCGTCGCCCTATTCCTGCTAGGGAGCATAATCCTTGGGTAGATGCTTTCTGGGCCTGGTGGCCCACTCTGTATCCTCGACTGCGCCATTTCCGTATGACCGGCGGTGAACCCTTGATGGATCGCAATACCTATCGAGTGTTTGACTATGTGCTGGCCATGCCCAAGCCCGACCTACATCTAAATGTAACCAGCAATTTCTCAGTGGAAGAAAAACTGTGGCAGAAGTATCTAAACTATACCAAAAGACTGTGTGCCACAAACATAGAACATTTCATGCAGTTTGTGTCGATAGATTCAGGGTTCCTGGCACATGCTGAATACATCCGACACGGTCTTGATGCCCATCTATGCCTAAGTCGTTGTGCCCAATGGCTTGATGAGATACCGGGGCGCAACAGTCTAACGTTTATCATCACCATGAACAATCTATCTGTGTTGGGTCTGCAGAAACTGTTAGAGGTCATCTTAGAACTACGCAAAGAAAACACGGCTGGATATCAACGCATCTGGTTTGACACACCGGTGCTGCGACAGCCCGCTTGGCAGAGCCTGCAGATCCTGCCTGAAAGCTATGCTGCCATCCTGGAACGCACCGCTGACTGGATGGAACTGAACCTGGCAACCGATCGCGATCCATTGAATGGATTCCGAGATTTTGAAGTACAACGCCTGCGCCGAGACATCGCCTGGATGAGAGATGGACAAAAGCGTGATTGCACGCAGGAGCGCGCGGACTTTTGGAGATTTTTCTCAGAACACGATCGGCGTCGCGGTACCAACTTCCTTGGTGTGTTTCCACAGATGCGACAGTGGTGGACAGAATGTGAGCAGCATGCAAAACGTGCCTAAACTGTTTGTTGACCGATTCAGCGAAGTGTTTGACATGTTAGAATCCTATGCCACTAATTGTTTCTATGACTTTGCCGAGGTGCCCAATCAAGCAGGGGCAGTGTACGTGGTAGGGCGGCAAAATTTGTTGGATAACATGCAACGTTTCTGTGACATGGCCGATAGTGGTCTATACCGCATGATTTTTTGCAATGCCTGTGAAGGATCTTGGACGCTAGAATCGCAAATCCTGCAGATCAAGATTGCTGAACGTGTGATCCAAGGCAAGATATTGCTGATAGGGGGTGCTGATATTGCGCCCCAATATGCTTGCCTCACGCTGGATCATTTTTTGATCAGGATCATGGACTATCCTGAAAATCGCACAGCGCAGTCGCGCACACAGGACATCTTTGATCAAAAAAACAAGCCATACACTTTTCTTTTCCTCAACGGGCGTGCGCGGCCACACAGGAAATATCTCTATGAACGCATGCGGCGCCGTGGCCTGCTGGATCACAGCCTTTACACCATGCTGGATGCCAAACCTACTGTGGTGCGTTATTTTGATTTTGTAGAGGGCGACATCAATGTCATGGCCACCACGTCCGAACTGCGTCGTCTACCTGATCACTATGAGGTAGCGAGATATAGACAACCGGTGTTCGGTCCCATCACTGATCGGACCTATCTCAAACAAGAACTGTTCCGTCGAGAATGGGGAGAAATATATCTAGAGCCTGCTGCCTATCTTGATACCTATTTCAGTGTGATAACCGAAACTGTTTGCGCCGAGAGTGACATCAGTTTCCGCACAGAGAAGATAGCCAAACCCTTGGCCATGGGTCATCCTTTCATAGTGGCCTCCACGCCGGGCTTCTATCGTGATTTGCGATGTTTAGGATTCCGCACATTCAATCATGTGATCGACGAAAGTTTTGACACGATAGAGAATTCACAGGATCGAATGGATCGGATCATCGACACGGTAGCAGATCTCTGTGATCAGGATCTTGCTAGTTTTCTTGCGGCCTGTGAGGATGTCTGTAAATACAATCAACAACATCTAGATGTGTTCACTGCAGAGACCCGTAGGTCTTTCCCTGAAAGATTTTTCCATTTCATAAAACAACATGGATGACCTAGAATATCGCCAGCAGGTGCTGGATCCAATATCCGCCAGTTTTTGCGGCGCCAAATGGTACAACGCCACCATATGGCTAGGATCCGGTATGACTACCAGTTGCCACCACCCGCCAGCACACCAGGTCGACCGTGAAGCAGTGAAAACCAATCCCAGACTGCTGCACAATACTGATCTGAAAAAACAGGATCGTGCGGACATGCAGGCGGGCCGGAGGCCCGCCGGCTGCGAATACTGCTGGAAGATCGAGGACATGGGGCGAGATGCTGTGAGCGATCGCATATATAAAAGCAAGATCTATGAAATACATCACCTACATGAGGCTGCTGGCACGCCGCCAGATCAGGATATCAATCTGCGAACCCTTGAGATATCGTTTGATCGTACTTGCCAGTTTGCTTGCTCTTACTGTAATCCTGCTTTCAGTAGTACATGGGTTAAAGACATCCGGAACAATGGACCCTACCAAGGTCTCATTTCAGATGGCAGAAATCATTTTACCCACGATCATGCTGCTGCTCAACTTTTTCGCTTTGGAGAACCTAATCCGTACGTGGACGCTTTTTTCTCATGGTGGGAAACCGATCTTCACCGCACACTGGACGAACTCCGTGTTACAGGCGGCGAGCCGCTCATGTCCGGCTACACCTGGCAGCTCATTGACTGGTTCCGGGACAACCCCGGGCGATCTCAAACCCGACTAGCCATCAACTCAAATCTCGGCATGGAGTTTGACACGGTGCGACGACTGCTGGATGCCTGTGCAGACATCGAACTGGATCTGTACACCAGCATGGAAAGTATAGGGCCACATGCGGAATACATCCGTGATGGTCTAGACTATACCCAATGGGTGTACAACATGAACCAGATCATGGAAATCCGTAGGCTTCGGGGGCTGCATGTGATGTGTACTGTGAATGCCTTGTGCCTGGAGAGCCTGCCGGAATTCTTGACCTATGTCATGATCTGGAAACAACAATACGGTGCCGACTTCCCCAACTTCACCTTGAACATACTGCGGTTCCCTAGCTTCCAAAGTCCCTTGGTATTGCCCGAACACATCCGTATGCGGCATCGAAATCGGCTGCGCTACTGGTTGGATCAGTGGGAGAGCAATATCTACCTGCAACCACACGAACGCAATCATGTACAACGGCTGATCGATTACTTAGATGTAGTGGAAACTCCACACAGTGAAGCATTTGACAGCACCAAACTCCTGAATGATTTCCGACAGTTTTATCAGCAGTACGACCAACGACGTAACAAGAATTTTGGTGCAACCTTTCCAGGGTTGAAGGAGTGGTATGACAGTTTATAATTACAACAGTGCCGATCTGGTTCGTCCTACAAAACTCACGGAACGTGAAGAATTCCTGCTCAAACAATCACGAACCTTCTGCATCTATCCCTGGATACATCTGCATGCTTACCCTACCGGTGAAGCATATCCTTGCTGCCATGCAGAGATGGCACATCCAGTGGGACACTGCAAGGAAAATACCCTGGCAGAGATCTGGCACGGTGCTGCCATGACCAAACTGCGTGCTGATATGTTGAGCGAAACTGCCAACCCGGCCTGCACACGCTGTTATGAACAAGAACAGTCGGGATTTTTCAGTGGGCGGCGCAGCGCAAACAAGCATCATGGCCATCACATCAAGAAATTGGCTACCACACCATTTGAGATGACCTATTGGGATATCCGATTCAGTAATCTTTGCAATCTACGTTGCCGCAGTTGCGGTCACATATTTTCCAGCTCTTGGTATCAAGACCAGGCCCGACTGGCTGGTCCTGAATGGCGTGGCAACAACGTTCCCTTGAACTATGCTGGTCAGACTGAAACAGACATGTGGGAACAGTTGTTGCCACACATCGACTATGTAGAACAGATCTACTTCGCCGGTGGCGAGCCACTCATGATGCATGAGCACTATCGCATCCTTGAGGAACTGGAACGTCGCCAAAGATTTGATGTACGTTTGATATACAACACAAACTTCACACACACCAAACTCAAAGATCGTTCGGTATTCGATTATTGGCGCCAATTTGATTCCGTGGCAGTGGGTGCCAGCCTTGACGCCATGGGATCGAGAGCTGAATACATCCGCAAAGGTACGGACTGGGCAGTGGTGGAGGAAAATCGCCGTAGGATGCTAGAGGTCTGCCCTGACGTGGATTTTTACATCTCGCCTACGCTGTCAATCATGAATGCATGGCATCTGCCAGATTTCCATCGATCATGGGTCGAACAAGGGCTTATCGCGCCTCAAGATCTCAATGTCAATATCCTTCAAGATCCTGCTCACTATCGCATAGATATCGCTCCTATCAAATACAAACAGAGGCTGAGAATCAAATTCGAGGAGCATCTAGAATGGTTGCGTCCATACGACCAACTTAATCGTGCCACAGTGGGATTTGAATCGGCGATCAAGTTCATGATGGCAACAAATAATACCCATCTCTTAGACAATTTCTGGAGGAAGACTCACCAACTGGATGACATACGCCGCGAACGATGGCTAGATCATCTTCCAGAACTTGAAGCGCTGTTATGAAGATACCTCACAGCAAATTTTGTGTGTTACCTTGGGTCAGCCTAGAAACCAGTCCCATTGGGACTGTGCGACCGTGTTGTTTGGCTGAAGAAGAAATCGTAGATTCTGACTGTGTGAAATACAATCTCGCCAGTGCCAATCTCAAGACTGTGCAGAACAGCGAATACATGCGTCAACTCAGGCAAGCATTTCTGGCAGAGCAACGTCCTGCTACATGTCGCAAGTGCTGGGCCGAAGAAGATGCTGGCAGGACCAGCAAACGTATGCACACGCTGGATAGACTCAAACACATGATCTCTGATGAGCCATGGACCGACCATCCTAGACCTCTGATGTTCCTGGATCTCAAACTGGGCAATATTTGCAATCTAAAATGCCGAATCTGCGGTTCGTGGAGCAGTTCCGCCTTTGCCACAGAAGAACTAACACACATTCCGGATCCTGCCTTCCGTAAAAGCAGCCTGCATTATCAGATGCTGCGACAGGGAGCATGGCCCAGAGAAAATCGCACATTCTGGAATCAGATAGACGGCATGATGGATCAGATCCGTTACATAGAATTCACCGGAGGCGAACCCTTCATGATCCAAGAACATTTTGACATACTCGAGGGCATGGTGGATCGTGGCATAGCATCCCAGGTTGAGATACACTACAACACCAACGGAACGCATTATCCGGAACTGGCCGAAAACATTTGGAAACATTTCAAGACTGTGGAGATAGCGTTTAGCATTGATGATCTCGGTGAGAGATTCGAATACCAGCGCACCAATGCTGTGTGGGCGGAAGTCATGCACAATCTCGATCGATTCCGTAGGCTGCGATCTGTGAACAAAAATATCCAACTACAGGTATGCAGCACGGTAAACATTTTCAATGTGTGGCATCTTGAAAGTCTTGCTGAATGGATTGACATGCAAGATTTTGATTTCATTTACTGGAACATGCTGCACGAGGCACGATATTTCAGCATTACCAGTTTGCCACCGCAGGCCAAAGAGCTTGCCGCACGCCGTTTAGATACTGCCACTGTGAGGCCCTTTCATCGACAGCATTTTGATCAGATCAGAGATTTCATGACGGCCGGTGAAAGCATGCCCTTGGAACAGATACGCGAACAGATACAGAGATTAGATCAACGTCGCGGACAAAATCTCCGTGCAGTGATCTGGGAGTTAGCAGAAGCGTTAGACTATGATCCGATCTGAAACACTGTGCATGGCACCGTGGACTCACACCTACTTGAGTCCACAGACTGAGCGCAGGATGTGCTGCGCCAGTCGAGAACCAGCTCAGAACTTCCAACAGTATATCGATACATCAGCTGGCACAGGTAGATACGTGCCTATCACCTTGGAACAACACTGGAATTCAGATCACATGCGGTCGGTGCGTCGTCGCATGATGGCCGGAGAAACCTTGCCCGAATGCGAAGTGTGCAATCAAAAATTATTGAACACTGATGTGTACCGCAGCTACTTCAATAGCATGTTTGGGCACAAATATGCGGAAGCCATCGAAAAGACTGATGCTGATGGTCAGACGGAAATGAAACCAGTGAGTTGGGACTACAGGTTCTCAAATCTTTGCAATTTCAAATGTCGCACGTGTGGCGACATGTTGAGCTCGGCCTGGGAGAGCGAGCAACGCCAACACAACATGGTAGATTGGTCGAATCCTAAAAATCATTGGATGAAGCCCGAAGTAAGACGGGAAATTACTCGGTTCCAAGACACCCAGATCGAAGCGGAATTCGCTGAGGCGGTAGAGCAACACAGAGTGGAGGAAATCTACTGGGTAGGTGGCGAACCTTTGATGTACGAGCAACATTGGAGGTACATGAAACGCATCATCGAATTGGGAGATGGTGCAAAACTATATGCTAGATATAACACTAATCTCTCTAGGGTTGACTATGGTGGTGTCAATCTTTACCGTGATATTCTCCAACATGTGCGAGATTGGCAGATCTGTGCCAGTCTCGACGGGACCGGAATCACAGGAGAATATATACGCACCGGGCTCGACTACGACCAGTGGTGCAGGAATTTTGCCCAGGGACTGGATATAGCCACACATCGGAGGCAGATGCGCATCGACTTCACGCTGACCTTGCCGGGACTGTTTGAAGTGATTAATTTACAGCAATTGGCCGATCGATTCGGAGTAGATATTCTGGCCAAAGTGATTTTCAGTTTTTCTCCCGACATCGTGATGAGTCCGTTGGCATTGCCTAGATCAATATTGGATCAACGAATAGACCACCTGGCAGATTGTACCAAGGGCGTATTGCAGGATACTTTGTTGCAGTTGAAGCAAAGACCTACCTTCCAACAGCAGTGGCCCGATCAGTACGCACAAGCACTTCGCCGAGGCAAACAGCGCATCCTGCGGCTAGAACAGATCCGCAAAGATCGATTCACCATGACTGATATTTTGAAACAGGACCCGCACATTTATGATTGGTGGCAAAGCATTGATTGATACCGTAGAGATTGTTCTTAGAAATACCGACTCTCGCCACGATATCACTGTGTGGATCGATGTCTGGGATAATTCTTTGGCCAGACGCTGGCTGGCCGCATTAGACGATGTGCTGGCACGATCAATGGCGCTGCAAAAACATTACTGTTTTCTTGGCTTCGCAGATTCACCTAGAAACGGCCAATTTCTGTGCCGCGAGATCAACCGATCTATCGCTCATATCAATGATAAAAGACTGGGCTATGAGATCAACGACATGTTTGAGTACGCAGACTGCCTTGACAGCGAACACAGGCTGCGACACGATCGTTTCAATCGCCTGCACAGATACTTTGAAGATCTACAAGGCGTGAGTGGCAGCATGAGCCAGTACTGGAATGCAGCCGATGCCGAAACTCGATGGCATATCAGTCAACTCAATCTCCTGTGCCACGAATTTGAAACCTGGGCCTTGAGTTGGCGGAAAAAACACACACTGCCAGAATGGCAAAGGCCTAGCCAACTCATGTGTTGGAATCATGCTCCTCGATTCGCATTAGACACAGAAGATCTCGATCTATTTGGTATCAATACCATTGCACGCCCAATGGGAGGGGTATACGTAGGAGTAAACAAAGCCGTGGGCAAGCATCACTGGGAAGTCTTCCAAGATGAGGGCCGAGACAGCCGTCTAGATGAACTGACCACCACGACCTTGCGCAGCCAGACTGAAGCAGCAGCAGACTTTGATATCGAATGGGGCCAGGATCCCGGGCAGCATCCGTTCATGCATCAACAATTGTCTGAATTCCGTGAGTGGCTGCAACACAATGGATTTGATCCTGATGATCCTGCTCTCACCATTGGGCACCCGCAGATAGGTCAGGTGGATCTTGAGCGCAGTTTTGGCACCACCGATTATCAAGATATCTGGCAACAGTTGAACAGCCATCTAGATGTGGCCGCGGTAAAAACAGCGCACCAGCAGACCGAATATGATTACTGTTGGCGCGATCCGGACTACATATATCGCATGACAGGAGAAACACAATGAAATGGCTCAAGGACCTATGGCAAAAGATTCGCTTGGAAATACGGTACCGCAAGAAACTTAAAGAATTGCGTAAACGAGATCCTTTTATCTACAAATGAAAAAGGTGTTAGGCATCAGTGCCGGATTCCACGATGCTGCTGTCACTGTGGTGCGCCAAGACGGCGAGATCATGTTTGCAGGACATTCTGAACGCTACAGTAAGATAAAGAATGATCCCAACATACATCCGGATCTTTTACGAGAATGTTGTGATCATGAATTTGACACAGTGGCATTCTACGAGCGTCCATGGATGCACAATCTCCAACAATGGCGCAGCGGGCAGCGAGAGTATGGGCCCTGGACCACTGGTCAGGCCATACGGCAACACCTAGGCTCTTGGTATCAACATCCTGCTCGTAGAGAAGCGAGTTATCCTCATCATCTCAGTCATGCCGCTGCTGGATTCCAGACTTCACCTTTCCAAGAGGCCGCTGTGGTGGTGATAGATGCCATAGGCGAGATGGATACCGTATCTATATTCCGTGCCTGGTACGATCACGATGGGCATGCCCAGTATCAGCGTGTATGGAGGCAAGGTTATCCACATTCCATCGGCCTTTTCTATTCGGCCATCACAAAAGCCGTGGGCTTGAAGCCCATGGAAGAAGAATACATCACCATGGGCATGGCCGCTTACGGATCTGGTCTAGGTACTGCTTGGTTACGAGATCATTGCATAGACGATCTAATTGATGTCCGCATGCGAAGGAATCTGCACATAGGGTTCGATGACGATGAACTCAGTGCTTACAAGGCTGTAGATTTGGCCGCAGCAGGTCAACATCTAGCCGAGCAAATGATACACAATGTCGTGCAGCGGGCCAGGAGTCTGGTCAACAGCGATAATCTCGTATACATGGGTGGAGTGGCATTGAACTGCGTGGCCAACGCAAGAATAGGAGACGTATATGACAACATCTGGATCATGCCCAACCCGGGCGACGCAGGATCGAGCCTGGGTGCAGCGGCTTTGGCTCATGGCGGAAGACTTAACTGGCGCCATGCTTATCTTGGTCATGATATTCCTGGGCCTTATCCTGTTGACGACGTTGTTGATCATCTCTGTGCCCATGCTATTGCTGGTGTGGCTAGCGGCCGTGCTGAGTTTGGTCCGCGCGCACTGGGCAATCGCAGTCTGCTCGCGGACCCTAGAGGACCGGAAATCAAAGACCTAGTGAATGCAATCAAACGCAGACAGAAATTCCGACCTTTTGCACCAGCCATATTGGAAGAGTATGTGGCGGACTATTTTGAGATGCCGCGCAGTTTCGCCGCTTCAAGATACATGCAGATCGTGGCCCGCGTGCGCAGACCTGATTTGTATTCTGCAATCTCACATGTAGATGGTACTGCTCGAGTACAGACTGTGCCGGCTGATGGATCCGGATTCCGTCGGTTGCTGGAGGCCTGGCATGCACGAACCGGTTGTTCCATGCTGTTAAATACCAGCCTCAACATCCGCGGCGAACCCATGGTCAACGATCGATCAGACGCTGACCGATTTGAAAAGCTATATGGTGTACGAGTGTTCAGTTAATTTTTTAACCAAACAATCTAAGGTTCCATTGGCTTTGGTGTGAAATTGCCATTGGTTATATTTTACATCGTCGAGACACCTTAGGTACCACTGATGCATGTCCTGCTTTTTGATCTCGGCGATGGATTTTCTCACAGCCAGGTATCTGTCAGTGTTGTCTTCTATAGTGTCGTAGGCATTGTCAATAGCATGGTCAAACACGCGATACCCAGATCTGCGTAAGATATCTAGACTGCCCACAGGGCCAATGATTACAAAAGGCTGTCCAAATTTCATGCATTTCCAGGTCTTTTCGGTGAGGAATGTGCCCCCACTCTGATCCACATCGAACAGAGTTTCCAACACAAGATGGCAGTAACTTTTGGTATAAAGATCAACATTGATGCGTCTATGATCGTTGTGAGATACTGCGTCAGCACCGTCGCATTCATAAGGCGCTCCAGAAAGAAACTGTTGCAATTTCGTTGACCAATCTGATCTCGCATCCAATCTGATGGGATTGTCTTCGGGTCGATCATCTTCTGTCAGCACCGTGTTATAACTCCATAGACTGTGATCCAATACTTTCTCATGATATAGATCACTCATAATCGAAGCCCGCCACCATTTATGGATGCGATTCAGTGCGGTAAATTCATAAGGCCTTTCACTGCGGTCGCACCAGTCTGCTGTTTGTCTACGATTGATGTAACTGAGAAAATATTCATGATCATTGAAATAATAACAGCGCGGATATTGATCGGCTGCGCTGTTGGCACTAATGAACAGATAACAGTCATGAGGCAGATCATGCTGCCGGCACAGAAGATCAAATCTCTGTTGGATCCTGCCAGGGTGATCGCCTTCGTGGTAGTAGAAAAAGAACTTGATTTCACCGCGCCTGGCGCGTGCCAGGGCAGTGTGAGAAGCCAGTGCCAAATAATCGCATTCAAAGTCATGCCAGGCCAATGCGATAGGATACCAACTGCCCTTGGGCGCGTGTGCTACATGCCAGCTTTGGAAATGATGACCAAACTGTTGTAGATACATCAGCAGCCTGAGCGGCAGCACCCTGGGCCATGTTGTATCAAATTCGTCCGGAGCCAGTGCCGGCTGCGCTAGATTAGGATAACCGAGATCGGGATTGTCTCCCAGCGAATCGTAACAGAAATTGATCATGTCTGTTTCATGTCCTGCATCATGTGCTGCAATTCTTTCCACAACAGGCGTTCAAAATCACCGCCGTAAAAGTGTTGATAGTTCCAGACCACAGTTTCATATGTGTGTCTATATATGCTGTGTAATTCAGCAGGTGAACAGTCATCCAGTGACTTGAGAATGTGTGCTATCATTTCTATACGCCGATGATCGTCGCTTTCATGATCATAACTTTCATCCCAGACATGATTGAAAGTCCGGAATCCATAACTTTTAAGATAGTCGAGGCTGCCCTGTGTGGACGCCAAAACAAAAGGCATTTGTAAACAGATAGGTTTGAAAGTTTTTTCAGTGAGATGATGCCGATTGCCCTGTTGCACAGTCTCGGTCACCACATAGGCACAGGTCTCGGCACACTGATCAAAGAGGCTCAACCAGCAACTGTGCATGGGATGATCGGTCTCACCCTGGAAATTCCAAGGCAGGTTCTGTGCAGCAAAAGTTTCTGGCATATCTGGGTATTGATCGTGCCATTTGTGAACCAGTGACGTTATGTGTGTGCCTTCGGCAGGACAGATCCCGGGAAAACTTATGTGGGCGTTGTTGATTTTTTTCTTGAATAATTTGTACATCAGTATGATGCGATGATCTCTTTTACCGCCCACGATGCGATTTGCGCTGATAAAACTTTTCGTGATCTTTCTGTCTTTGGGATCTGGCATCAAAAAAGTCCTATCATAACCTCGGAACCAATCCAGACTGGCCCATCCGTGGAAAAAATAATAATGACTGCGCCAACCATAGGTGTTGCAGATGCTCTCCACAAACTCACTGTGCTGTTCACTGGTAACAATCGAACCCGGGGTCTGATGGGGCCAACAAATGTCGAGGTTTCTCCTTACTACATCATCGAAGGTAGACATGTGTAGATCTAAATGTATGGGCTCCTGGTCAAAGAAATACATATAATTACTTTCTTGTTGTGTGTCTTGTCCATAATTGTAAAGACTTTCGGCATCGCTGCGCCCAAAGGGATCATGAAAAAACATCCTTGTTCCTGGCCTATTAGATCGCAACCAAGGCCAAAATGTGTTATTGTATATTTCATCAATCCTGATCATGTTTGACGTATTTTATATCGGAAAAAAGCCTAATCTGTTTGCTCATGAGCGTGAGGCTTTGAGCGTCGAGCATGCACGACAACAAAGTCGCACACGTTACTGTTGGATAGTGACGTACTTAGCGGACTATGCAGACTTCGACTTCCTTTGGGAACCCCCACCGTGGCAGGCCTCTCAACGACATGCCTGGGCCAGCCAATGGCAACGTGATTCTGGTACCTATTTGATTCCAAAATCGAGATATACGGACACCAACTATCATACATCACCCGTGATCGCAATGACAACAGATCTCGATCTTTGGGAAAACACCGACAGTGTCACAGACTTTGATTTCTCCTGGCACCCTGACTATACTGATCCGCCCTTCCACTATGAATTCGGTACCCAATGGCAAAAAACCGGTGGACCTCGGTATCTTGTACCGGGCGGAAGTCAAACCAAGTATGTGAGCCAGAGCGGAAGCCGTGTGCGTGCCAAGGCCGCGGCGATCTATCTCATAGATCACATGAATGGTACCGTTGACGAATTCTGTCAGCCAGTGGCTCGCCGGATACGATATTTCAACAACTACAAAGATACCCTGACCAGACTGGCAACCAGCATACCTAACGATCAAGAATTTGTATGGATCTGTAGCACCATCTGCAACTACTACAATTTTGATTTCTCATGGCATCCGGAGTCCTGGCAGAACCACATGCTGCACGTTTTCCCCAGCGAAGAACAGAAGTTTGGCGATACCTTTTTCATGCATGTGCCCACGTTCCGTGCCAAGATCTCGGAATTTCAACTGTTGGAATGGTACGATCTAAATTTTGTCAGCGATATCACGGTGCCAAGGAAACCTGTACCAGTTGTGCGGCATCAACATGACAGTCAAGTTACAGCGATACAAAATTCACATTGGTCCGGTCCTATCGCTTTGTTTGCCTGCCAAGACATGAATACAAATAGGATACCGACTATATCTCTATGGAGAGACCAGACAAGGACTGTGGTTCCGCTCAGTGTCGGAGCAGGACTAGTAGTGGTACCTAAAGAAGCAGTACCATTTATTAAGTCGCAAGTCTACGACTACGCATGGATTGATCGAAACTATCGCAATTGGATACAGGATCGACCTTTAGACATAGTATTCATCTCCAATGGAGAACATGGAGCCGAGCATCACTGGAACATACTGCAAGGTGCGCTGACCAACCACATGGCGCCTAATCAATTGCATCGTGTGGATGGTGTGAACGGTCGGGTGGCTGCTTATCAAGCCGCGGCCGAAAAAAGTCGCACGCCTTGGTTCTTTGCTGTGTTTGCTAAACTGCAGGTCAATGCAGACTTTGATTGGTCATGGCAGCCGGATCGCATGCAACAGCCCAAACACTATATTTTCCATGCCTACAATCCTGTGAATCACTTGGTGTACGGACACCAGGCCATGATAGCCTACAATGTAAATTTAGTGATGGCCAATACAGGGCAGGGGCTGGATTTTACCTTGGAAGATCCACACGAGGTTGTGCCCATGGTATCAGGTACTGCCTACTACGACAACGATCCCTGGACCTGTTGGCGTACCGCTTTCAGAGAATGCCTGAAACTTCGGCACAGTCTTCCAGATGTAGAGAATGAATACCGATTGGCAGAATGGCTATCTAAAGGCGATGGTGTCAACGGTGTCTGGAGTCTGCGCGGTGCCCAGGATGCTGTGCGTTACTATGAAGAAGTCGGGGGAGATTTTGACGCGATCAAGAAAAGCTACGAATGGGCATGGCTTGCTACCTATGCCATGATGCTTCATCCAGAACTGGTCACACAATCTCGTACCTGATCCGCTATATACTCCACCTGCAGATCTGTGAGCTCAGGATAGATAGGCAGGCTCAACACCCTGCGGCACAGTGCCGAAGCCGAACTCAGGAAAGTGGGACCAGGCCACTGCCGATAGATATCGATCTCATGCAGAGGCTGCGCATAATGCACCCGGGTTTCTATGCCACGTATGGCCAGATTCTTTTGCAGTATGTCGCGTGCTTCTACGTCGATAACGAACTTGTGAAAAGAATGGTCGTGCCAGTTGTCTCGAGTGACAAGACAGCGCACCGCTGACGATTGCAACTTGTCCATCCAGAACTGCGCTATTTTGCCACGCCGTTGTTGCCACTCATCGATGTAGCGTGTTTTTACCAGCAACTGGGCACAGTCTATTTCGCTCATCCGGCTGTTGGTTCCAACATGATGATGGTCGGGCTTGCCGTTGTTGCGCCAGGCCTGTGCATAGCGATATAGATCAGCATCATTCGTAACTAGGGCGCCGCCGTTGCCATAAGCAGCCAAATTCTTCATGGGATCGAAACTGATCGCTGCGGCCTGGCCGATACGGATCGCACCACTGGCCAGCCAATGCTGTGCTGCATCTTCTATTACGAGACCATCGCGCAACACTGTCTGCCGCCAGATCTTGGTATCACCTATGTGGGTGATAGCAGCCCCGTATAGACCTACCAAGACCATGGCCTGATAACTTACATCAGGTATCGACCGCATGTCGAATATACCCGAGGCATCCACATCAACGAAATGTATGTCCCAGCCCGCGCGCATGAAAGCATTGGCAGTTGCCACGTAGGTCACGGCCGGTATCAGTACCGTGGGAGGATTAGGTGCCTCACGTTCAGTGGCATAATAGGCTGCGATGATCTCCAGAGCCTGTGTACCAGAATGACAGGTCACAGCATACTTGGTGCTGTTTCGTCTTGCCAACCAGTTTTCAAATTCTGCAGTAAAATTGCCGTCCATGAGCTGGCCAGTGCGCAAGACCTCATCGGTGGCATCCAGGATCTCTGTGCGGAGATTGTTATATTGTTTTTGGAGACCAGTAAACGCTATCTTTAAGCCAGTCATGATATCTCTGGAATCCTTCTTCTATGTCTACTTTGGGATCGAAACCAAGATCTCTTCGTGCGGCGTCGATGTTCAGCGCACCTCGGCTGGGGAAATCTGCATCACGATCGCGTACCTCTACCGAGCCTCGACCGGCGATGCGCACTGCTAGGCGGGCGGCCTCTAGCAAGCTCCACGAATGACTTTTGGTGATGTTGTAGGTCTTGTTGCGCGCCACAGGCAGCAATGCGGCAGCAGTGATGCCATCGGCCGCATCCTCCACATAGGTAAAGTCCAGAGTTTCTGTGGCACCATTTACTCGCAGCACGTTTCCACGCAACGCGGCCAGCATGAACTTGGCAATTACCCGATCTTCTACGTCCAGTTCACCATACACTGCGGAGGGTCTGATTATGACATGATCAAAACTGCCACGGCGTGTGTAGTCTCGCACCAGCCATTCTCCGGCCAGCTTCATGATGCCATACTGTCCTTGGGGCCGGCAAGCAGCATCTTCGCGAACTTGATCTGCGAAATCACCGTAAACCATGCTCGACGAGATGTACACGAATCTGTCTACCTTATGTCTTGCACTGAGTTCCAATAGGTTGAGCAGCCCTTCACTCATGGTCCGGCTGCCACGCATGGGGTCAGCGTTCACCACTTTTTGCCGGGGGAAACTGGCCATGTGTACCACGGTATCTGGCCGGTGGCTGCGCATAAGGTTATCCATGCCCACTTGGTCCGCGATGTCTACGCTGTAGATCCTGGTAGCAGGATCCAGGCGTTTCCGGCGTTCACCAATGAGATAATCGATCTCGCTCTGCGGTACTATGCCATAGTTGGTGCAGATATCAGTCACGACCACTTGATGTCCTTGGTCATGTAGGCGCCGGACCACATTGTGTCCGATCAAGCCAAGGCCGCCAGTGACTAGTACCTTTCTTGTCTGGGCCATCTTAGGAAATACTCCGTGATGCGTTTGGGATCATTTATGGTGCCTCTTATGCTGATCAGATATCCAAAACCGTGCGGGTCTGTGCCGGTATAATAAGTGAGATCGTGTGCGTGTTCCATGGCCCAGACTCCCTGCTCGGTCTGTTGCCATCGATAGATAGGTTCGGCCGCATAGATGTCAGGATCTTCCACATCTCCCATGGTAAAGGTATGGAACGTGATCTTCATGCTGTATTATAGCAGATAAGAGACTATTGGCCGACGAATTCGGCAGCCATGGGAAACACTGTGGCTATGACTTCTGCGCAGGCTCGAGCCACGGCTTGATGTTCTTGTTGCGTACCATTGGCACTCCTGAGCTCAATGAAATGCACCCATGATCGCAAGGTGCCATTCATGTAGAGCCTGCTCTGGGTGTTTCCTTCGGGCAACACCGCCCGCGCCTGCTCTTTGGCTATGCCGTTAGTGACAGCCCAGATATAGGCTTCTGTAGCGGCTCCAATGACAGCCTGTTGTTTTTCCATCCATAAACGTGCCAGTTCTCGTTGATCGGGATCTCGGAGATCCAGTTCCGTGCTGTTCTGTCTGTTGGTGGTGTCCTGCAGACGTGCTGGTCGTGTTTCAAACTCAAGGTCTCGCACTGGGTCAGCATATCGCTGTGAGAACTCTTGGAATGAGAAACTTCTGTGCCGGAGGATCTGTCTCGCGATGTCTCTCGTGGTAGTGATCTCCAGGCAAGCAGACACCATTTCCAAGGGACTCCAGTGTGCGTGTTTGATAAGATATCGGATAAGCTTCTCTGATGTCTCTGTGTTGAATTGGTTCGATGGGTTGCTGACACGGGCGCAATACGCGATGAGTTCCTGCGCATCTGTGATACCGTGTTCGGCAAATTCCTCTGTGGGTCTTGAATAGGATACCAAGCGAACATGCATCACATGCCTTTCAGGAGTTTGTCAGTTTCTGGCTGTACGATCTCAGCCACTGCTTCCACGTCCAGTACCAGTTCCATGCTCTTGATGATTTTTTCATTGTCCTCGATGAACGAACTCACGGCCTGTTCAATGCTGTCATCATCGATGCCCTGTCGACGGAGATTGCGCAAGTTGATGGTCTTTTGTCCCTGCCGGGTACGGAACACCACTTTTTTCACACAGGTGATCGGACAATGATCTTTGTCAACACCGTTGACTATGTCCTCCCACCCTGCCAGGAAATCGTCGTTAAGCAGCATCGGCGGCCCGGACCTTTTTGGCCCGTCCCGCTTTGGCAGCAGGTTTGGCCGTGGGTTCACCGCTGAGTACCGCTGCTTCTTTCATGAGCCTCTCGCTCTCGGCCAACAATGACCGTGCTTCTGCCGCCATGCGCTGTGCCTGGGTCTGCAGATCCTGCGCGATAGCCACATCGTCCAAGGCACGCGCGGCATCACTGCCAGCCACGCTGGCACCACGCACGAACTCATTGGGCGCACCTACTTCGCGACCAAAGTCATCTTTCTGGCGCACACGGCCAGTCATGCCGCGATTGGCATCGAGATCCGCCATCTCGCGAATGGCATCCTCACCCAGTTTCATCTTGCGGATGATGTTGTTCATCTCTTCAAGATTCACATGGCTGGTGGCCGTGGGTGTGACCGTGACCTGTTTGGTTTGCACTTTCTTGATCATGCCTTCTGCATGCAGGGTCTGCAACATGGGCCTGCCGTCATTGAACAGGCTGCGGAACAGGGCATCGCCGAGATTCTCGGCTGTTTGGCCCGGCTCGGATTCGATCACTTTCATCATGCTGTCATGCATGGCCACGGGCAATACGTCCGGATATACTACCAGGCACATATGGTCTTCACCTGGTACTTCTCTGAACACGATGGCTACCCTACGGTCGCCGTGTTTTCCGATATGTTTGATCATTTTTGGTCTCCTTGTTGGCCTGCCTGCATCTCTGCTTCGGCCTGTTTGATCACTGTGTCTAGAAAGGCGGAGAGTTTGTCATACACTTCGCCCACGGCCTTCATCTCCGGCGCACGAAACGCACCTCGGCTGCAGGCCAGATCGATGATGTTTTTAAGCACTGCTAGATCAGTGATCGATAGTTGTGTGGGTTCATTCTCCATGCAGATATTTACGCCACAAAAAAACCCTGCCTACGGAAATCAGCAGGGTTTTTGGTGATTCTGGCAAGATTAGTCGGTGTTGCCGTACTTGGCCCACACACCAAACGGTGGATCTGGGTTGGGATTGCCATGAATGATCCATACGGTATCCGCATAGTTTTCATCACCCCAGGAGCCGAAAGGATAACCATCCGTAAACATCACAAGTTTTTTGGGCTCAATGTCATTGTCTTTGAGATAATTGAACACACATTCAAAGTCAGTACCGCCGCCACCAGCCAATTCATAGTCTGTGATGTCTTCCAGATTGTCTGAATCATACTGGCGCGGATTGTAGATTTCCGTATCGAAGCATAATACATGGATACGATATGAATCAAATGCTTCCATGATGCCCTGCACTTCAGCCAGGAAATCTCGTCCTTGCTGATCAGAGATCGAACCCGACATGTCGATGCCGATGGCGATGTCGATGGCATCAGTGGTGCGCATGCCGGGCAGGATTGCCTCATGATGCCAGCCTTTGCGGCTGAGCCGGGCAAAAGTGTAATCACTCTTGATGGTGCTCTCCAACTGCATCCGGAGCAGTTCGCGCCAGTTCATTTTGGGCTCTGTAAGATTCTGTATCAGGCGTTTGATGCCTGCTGGCAGGTTGCCCGCGTCACAGGTCTGTGCCGCACTGAGCATGGCTTCTTTGATCTCATCGCGGATCTTGGCCTTTTCTTCTTCACTGAGCCGTGGTCGACCTTGGCCTTCACCGTCTTTTTTACCGGCACCGCCTTTTTCTTCGTTGCCATCCATGTGCTCATCTAGCACACGATCGATGAGATCGTCTATGGAGATCTTTTCAGCATTCTCGTACAGGATATCATAGATCTCTTCTGACGATTTGCCTTCGTACTTTTGATCATACAGGCATGGTACTGAAGTGATGAACTCACCAACACGATGTTTCTTGAGATCGCCGTTAACACAGAAATCATTGGCGATATTCCATAACTGAGGATCACGATCACCGCGCCGACCAAAGTGATCGTACACACAATGAAGCACTTCGTGGCCAAACAAGAACTCGATCTCTTTGGGCTTCAGCATCTTGATGAAGCGGCTGTTGTAATAGAAGTTCCTACCGTCGGTGGCAGCAGTGGCGCACCACTCATCGGCATTGATCAGTTTGAGTCGGGTGGCCAGGTTGCCAAAAAACGAAGCCCGGAGCAACATGCCCACCCGGGCTGTCACCAACATCTCACGCACTTCGCGATCCACTTTAGCATCCATAGGACCTATCAGGTTGGCAAAGCGTTTGGCGTCGTCTTTGTTAGTGGTATCTGCTGTGGCTGTGGTCATTGATCTCTCCTATATTGTAATTATTATACGATATTGGGATTTTCTGGTCAACCGAGAACTTTTATTTGAATGAAATATGGAATACATACAGTCGTGATTTCTATTGAAAACCTCTACTGGGTGCTGTACGCCAATTTGCTAGATCCCATTGGCTTAGACTGTCATTATTATTATCCGTTTGGTACAAAACAGCGTCTCAGCAATGGAGGTGAATTCCACCCCATTAGGCCACAACAAGAACACAATGTTTTGTTCCATTATGATCAAGAACCTATATGGTCAGATGATTTTGGTATCTACGACAATTATAGAGTTGCATGGAGCACTAAAATTGTCAGGATTCTTGCCAACAGCGAACATTCAGAACTGAAGAAAAAAGTCTGTCGAGATAGAAAATTACTGGATTGGTATTTCTTTTATCATGGTTTTGCGGCCTTGGACTGGTATCACGATGCACAATATATACATCAGCAATGGCCTATAAAAACAGCATTGCTGTGTTTGAATCATGTTTTCGACAAACGATCTTATCGGGTTGCCTTGCTGGCACGCCTTATTGACGCAGGAGTCACACAAAATGCATCAATCAGTTTTCATGTTACTCCTGAGCGACTGCAGGCAGAGCTAAACGACCCTGGTACAGAACTCTCGGAGCAGAGCAAAAAAATATTGCACAAACATCAAGACACATTGGTAACTTTACCCTGGGTGTTGGATAATGTTCCGATCAATGGCGCTCTCAGCGCAAGATTTGGACACCAGGAATATCGCATGTGGCAGAGTAGCCTTTGGCACCTCGTGACCGAAACGGTGTTTCTTGAACCCAAACTGCATCTCACTGAGAAAGTGTTCAAGCCCATAGTAGCCAAACGGCCTTTCATATTGGCAGCGGCACCGGGCAATCTTGCTTATCTACGCGGTTATGGATTCCAAACTTTCGATCGTTGGATCGACGAAGGATATGATGATATACAATGTCCGGATCAAAGACTAGATGCTATCGTCCAAGAACTCACGCGGTTTTCTACACTGAATAAGAATGAACTTATGCGTGTTCAACAGGAGATGCTACCGGTCTTAGAACACAACAAGGCTCATTTCTTTGGTGCATTTAGAAAAATCATAGTAGACGAAATGATTGATAACTTTGATACCTGTATCCGGATCTGGAACAATGGCAGAGTGGACGGAAGACAAAGACCCCTGCATCCGGATCTGGCATCGGTAAAAAGATTGCTATTGGAATGATTACCGCTGATACTTGAGTGCAAATATCATGGCATCGTGAGCGTCTGGAAAAACGAAGTCTATGATCCATGCATTGACCTGGGTATCTGGAGTCTGGGCAGTTTCGAATCGCCATCGGCGACGATCACCAGGCGGTCCGAAATCCAAGGCGACCTCTCTCAGCAGATCATGAACTTCACCGTGGCTGTAGGGCCGAAATTCGATCCGGACCCTGGCAGTGGGGAGGGCGGAATCCGACATAGCCCTATGTCCGCTCGCGCGTGGGATTCCGCCCTGTTGACAGTTTACGAATTGGCCTGCAGGATGTACTTGCCGTACCGCTGGTGGAACTCGTCAAAGTTCTTGAGTTTGGTGGGCTGGAACGGAAGATTGTAGGTGGTCAGAGCGATCCTGGCACCCATGACAACCAATTCAGTCTCGAAGTTCTTCATCATGTAGCCGAAGAAGTTGTCTGCCATGGCATGGAATTCTTTTTGATCCACCTTGCGCACTTCTAAGGCATCTTTGAGTTCATAGCACAGACTGATTACCAACGAATACATGGCCGAAACTTCTTTGACTTGCAGTTCTTTTTCTTTGCCGCTCAGGATATCTTCGGGTTTCGGTAACTTACCCGAGATCCTACGATGCGCCTGGAACTTCACTGCCAGACCCTCTCCGATGGTGCCAGCGATAAGATCGGTGGCCGTGACATCGTCAAGATCCTCATCTTCCAACAGTTCACTCACGAAGCACCATGAACGTGGTGTGGCGAATGCACGGCTTGAACTCTTGGCATCAAAATCATAGAGATCCTGCTTGGCGAACGAAAGATAACCCACCACATCTTTGTGGATACCATTGGTCACGGCCCAGTCCTGCCATACAGCAAAATCTGCACGCATTTCTACGTGGACGAAACGATTGGCCAAGGGCGTTGGCATGCGATAGGTCACACCTTTGTCCGATTCACGATTGCCAGCGGCCACCATGACCACATTGTCCGGCAAAACATATTTGCCGATACGTCGGTTAAGCACCAATTGATAGGCTGCTGCCTGTACCGCCGGGGCTGCCGAGTTCATCTCGTCCATGAACAATACCACGATGGGGTACTGGCTGGCCAGTTCCGCATCGGGCAAGTCGATAGGAGGAGCCCAGTCCATTTTGCCCAGTTCTTTGTTGAAAAACGGGATACCGCGGATGTCTGTGGGATCCATCTGGCCTAGACGCAGATCGATCATGAATCCACCTAGGTCTTCGGTGATCTGGGCTACCACTTCACTTTTGCCGATGCCGGGAGGGCCCCACAGGAACATGGGACGCTTCTTAGCGAAGCATTTCATTACGGCTCGGCGGGCACCAACCGCGGTTACAGTGCGTGACTCATGGGACATAGGGCTATTCCTTTAAAATATATCAATGAGTAATTATTGTATGAAATAATGATTTACTGGTCAACCTGGCTTGTTGTACGCTGGAATGTTGTTATATGCGTCTACTGTAACAGTTTAGCATTTATCGGTCAACCTGGCTTGTAGCAGTCTCAGGTACCGAGATCATAGAATTTGCTGTAGTTTCCTGGCAATTCTGCGAAGTGCCCGTTTTTTTTGAAGTTCGAGACCACAGGACTGCGTGCATAGATGCTCTGCACTTCTTGGCTGTAGCCAATGGCCATGTCGTACCAATTGCGGAAGGCCAAGGTGGAGCGATCTTGATAGAACCAGTAAAATCCTTTGTGATCAACATTGGTCTTGGGTTTGGCCCACTGCCAACAATCGCTGCTCCAGTACGGGTACACGATGGTTTTCACCATCTCTTGATAAAGTTCATTGGCGTCAGGATCGTGGTCCAGGCTGTCCAGGATCCACAGCAGGTGCGGTCGTGCCTTGAACCACTTCTTGACCTCATGACCCTGTTTCACCAACAGTTTGGCCGCATGCGGATGCCAATAGAAGCATTCGTCTTTTTCGAGATCGTTGTCGCCTAACTTGGTGTACAGCATGTTGTTGTGAACCACTGTGTCTGTGAACCGGAAGTAGAATCTTCCATCACGCCGCACCACACACGGTTTGTCTAGTCCCGATATCTTGACCACTTTGCGATGACGCAATGCAGTGGGTGTCAGTTCATGCGCACGTTCTTTGGCCGGCATCACGGGCAGGTAATAGTTGGTTGTGTATGGGTCTCGGCTTTGGTGCTGCCAGAACTCGTAGTTTTTGGCCATCATGTCATCGAGCCTGACCTCGGTCCGGGACAGGTCGTAGCGTGACTGATATTCTTGGATGCGAGGTTTCACTGCCAACGTGGTCTCGTTGGCCAGATTGGCAGTGTCCTGCGCATAATCACGCCGGTTGGTGTAGCCAGAATAGTCCCAGTGCACCAGTGAATCCAGTACGATATTGTGGTCGAAAAATACTCTGGCTATGTTGTCACTGTCACTGCCACCAGTGAAGTTCAGTTGCACATGGTCGTATCGGCTCCGCAGATCCCGAGCACGCATGGCATAGCACTCCCACAGAGATTCCTGTGGCTCTTGCGTCCAATCCAGTTGGCTGAAATAATCTTCGTTGAAGTTCCAGTGCGGCCACCAACCCTGGGGCAAGGCAGCACGATAGGCCTCCAGTTTGTTGTAGTATTTCTTGCCAGCCACCACGTAAAAACCAGCGAGATCGATCTCGCTGGTGATCATGGCATGATCCATGCTCATCTATTGCAGTTTTCTCGTGGCCACGGCAAGGTCTTCCACATTGGTCTGATAAAAAGCCTTGGCCTCATCAGGTGAGATGTTTTTGCCTACCACTGCGAAAGTCACTGATGCAGGCAGTTTGTCTTTGAGTGCCACTACGGACCGGTGCACCGAGTCTTGGATGCTCGCCAGATTACTCTCAGTGATATTGCTGGCGAACAGCGCGAAAGTCTGCTGGAATTCGTTGATCTGCTGCGGGATGTAAGGGGTCAACTTGGACAGGCTGGTGGCTGTGTTGGGTGCTGTGGTGGCAAAGCACCTGATGTTTTGCGCGTTTTTTTGGTTCTGGCTCACGAGATTGGCCATGATGGCCACATCGATGTCACCGGACAACAGACCCAGCAGGGCAAGACCGCTGCTCCGGAACATCACACCACGATGCTGGGTACGGTTATGGGCGTTGTAGGCATTGACCCAGTAGGCATTGGTGGTGGCAGTGGGATAGCCAATCTTGACCGATGTGGCGGCAGCAAAGTCTTGGAAGGTCTGGATAGCACTGTCGGCCTTGACACACATGTCAAACGGATAGGAAAACAGGCTCACGATGGTCTTGGGTCGCCAGTCAAACAGGCAGTCTTCATTGCCGTCATGCAGGCTGGACCACATACGGCCCGAAGGTATCTCTACCAACATGGGTCCATCATGATTGACCACGTTCCTTTTGCCACCACAGCCCAGGCCTTTTTTCCAGTCTATGGGCATGTTTTGTTCTATGTCCTTGATCCAGCCTGCCGTGATTGACAGATGAGGTGTGTCTGGATTGGTCATGCTGAAGTAGGTCACTCCTTGTGCCCAGGCCAACAGTGGAATCTGCAACAGCAGACCGGCCACAACATTGTATATTTTTTTCATTGCTTTTTCCTTTTTAAAAGTATAAATCACTCATTACTACTAACAAACCGATCACGTGTTCAGCCAACAAAAAACTGAACACCAACGGTAACCCATCGTGCCTGTGACGGATCATGATCCAGCATAATGGAACTAGCACAATCAAACTGGCAATATCGGTTTGCCAACTCAATCTGGCAAGAGAATCTGCCACGATCACGGCCGCTAACACCACATATATCACGCTGGTCATACACCACATCGGGATGCGGCTGTACACCGATATCAACACGCGCGACAATGGCCATGCCATGATCAACATCAGCACATTGATTGGAATCAATGTCAGCATCAAGATGTCCAGGTGAGATAGGTCGGCAGTGTATGATTGCAGCATCCATAGCAAGTTGATTTGCACACCTTGTTGCAACAACAGACTCAGTACCATGGATTCGCTGGCGATCACAGGCACACCAAACAGGATCAAGGGCATGAGACACATGACCACTGCGCTGTTGTTGGCAGCTTCCGCGGCCATGAGATGCGCTGTGTTGCGCGTGGTTATGCGCCGTTCGGCCCCATAGGCGGAGGTGCTGCTGGCCAGGATGGCCACGCCGGGCATGAGTCCGATCACGCTGCCTATCACGCTGCCACGCAAGGCCGACCAGCGATTGCGCCAGCACAGGATTAGCGCTGTCCAGTATCGGTCTATGGATCGGGTCGCCGGGTTGGTGATGGCACCGCCGCGGTTTTGGTATCTCAGAAGATTTGGGATCACGAAACACAAGGTCAGCACCAGTGGTATGGACAGGCCCGGTCCCAACAGATCCCATTGCAAGGTCAGAGAATAGGCCTGTATAGGATGTGAGCCAATGGCACCCAGCAGGGCACCTACTAGTATCATCCAGGTGTTGTGCGCAATCCTGTTGCCGCTGTAGATCAGCAGGAACACTGCCACAAACAGCATGGCGGCCAACTGGATCTTGACCGAATAGAATCCGCTGAACAGTTGTTGTTGCTGTGAGATCAACCACATCAGTGCCAGACCCACCGCCGAGGCCAAGAAACTGCTCACTGACGCGCTGCCAATAGCCAAGTTGGTGCAACCTCTGGTATGCATGCGATAACCAATTTTGCTGGCCACCAGGCTGGTGTTCTCGCCAGGCACACCGAAATATGTGGCCGTGATACTGCCGCAGTACTGGGCCGAAGTCATCAGTGCCGCATAGAATACCAGTATTGACATGGCATCCAGCGAAGACAGGAACGGAAACAGGATCAGCATCGCGGCCAATACCGAAAAGCCCGGAAACAGGCCGATCACTATGCCGATGCCACAGCCACTCAGCATGGCCAACAGGAGAGGTAGATCCAAAATTTGGTCCTTGTGAAATCTAAGTCAGCTGGGCTTGGTTAGCGTACGGTCGGCGTTATGTAGTGATGCTACAGTAAAGACATTTCAATGTCAAGCGTCGATTTGGTCCGACGTCACAGGATGTGGCGTTGCTGTAGAAGTATTTATCTTGAGATTTTGTAGTCAAAAAAAAAGCCCGCCAGAGCGGGCTTTGGAAGTTCTGTTTCTCGGGCTTCCACCCTCAGCAGGCTCAAGCGGCCAGTGCGAAACGCTCGTCGTTGGCGTTTGTGGTTTTGCTTGATTTAGGGTCATCGCCTACCCCGCTGTCCACTCTGCTACTGCTTGCCCTGTCGAAACCAGATCCGGCCCATCATAAGCATGCTCTGTCGCCGTTTTCGCCACGCTGGTAACGACCAAGACCTCAAAGAACATGCTTATGGTGGACCGGGCGGGAATCGAACCCGCGTCCAGAACACATTTTGCTTCGCTTCATACAGCGATGTTACTATTTACTACTGCGGTACCTGTCTGGGCAGATAAGGCACCGATCTTGGACCGTGTAACTGTTGCAACAACCTGCGTGCCTCTTCTGCGGTTTCGGCCCCGATACGCACCCGAATTTCCGCAGTGCCAGGACCTGGCTGGCGGACAGTGGCTTCCCAGAGTTTCATGGCCATGGTCAATCCGCTCCCTGGGGGCCATTACCGTTGCGGAATCCCACCGTGCCGCCTTCTGCTTTGATCCTCTTTATGATATCTTCAAAAAGGATTGGTGCAAAGTCCGGAGTTTGCTCCACGCACACACAGTGATAACGCGTGTCAATGTCATCGGAATACAAGATTTCTCCGGTTTTGGCATTGACCCCGCGGGCACGTTTCACACGCTGGTAGTGCAGGTGTCCGTGTATGTTCACACCAAAACGACCAAGACTGGCTTCGTGGACAGGAATGTGACTGAGGATCATACCATTCATCACATGGTAGGCGCGCAGTTCACGAAAGTATTCACGATATTCATCATCGCGAAAAATGTCATGGTTGCCGCGGATCAACACCTTGTCACCGTTGAGTCGGCTCAAGGTACGCAAGGCCTTACGGTTGATCACCACGTCTCCGAGGTGATAAACCTTATCTTGGGGTCTAACACGCTCGTTCCAGACTTTAACAAGATGTTCGTCCATTTCGTCGGGATCGGTCCAGGGACGCAGTTTGGTTCCATCTGCGCGGGTGAATCTGCACACCCCGGCGTGTCCAAAGTGGGTGTCTGAAACTAAGAATACGGCTGGCATATCATGCTCCTTTCTTTTGTGTAGTCAGAAAAGAGCCGGACTCTAGCGTCCTCTGCCAGCGGCTTTTTTCTGGGGTTTGCTGCCACCTACTCGCACAGGTGCAGTAGGTGTGATTTTGGCTCCGATACTGTCTTTCACAGTGCCGTCTGGATGTTGCTGTGCCTGTTTTTTGGCCAGGGCTTCCTTCAATCCTTTGATGCTCATCTCTGTCTCCTCGAAGGCCATGGCAGCGAGAGGCCGATGCTTCCGATGCACCTGCGGGCTTTGCAGACCCTGACATCGCTGTTGATCCATGTCAGTTATATATCATGGGGGCTAGAGGCCCGGGCCGGATACATCATGCCCGACTGACTATCAGCATTGCCCTGGATCCATGGTCAAGCCCACTGTGCTGTGTTTAAGATGCCAATGCTGGTCAAACCAGCCTTTGCCAGGCTACCAACCTGACCTTGACATTCCCCTGCGGCATGTTCATCTCCAGCCACGGAGCACGGCCAATAACGGCTACAGCAGAGCCCAGGGTGGTAAATATTCCCTCACAGTTGGGATGGTGGCGAGCCTGCTTTCTCTCACAGGCTTGACCATGGATCAACGATCAGATTCAGGCGGCCGCTCACGGCGATCAAGGGTGGGCGGTTTGAGCAGATAGTCTCTGCCGATGTTGCCAGCTTCGATCTCCCGCAAGGCCGTGACCACAGCGCCATTGTCGCAGGTCACAGTGGGTCGCCACCCGCGGTTCAGTTCACGTGCTCTACGGGCCGCGATCAGGATCAAATCATATTTGCTGCCTACTGCACGTGCTGCCAGTTCACTGGATATCCTTGCCATGATACACTCCTGTTTAGTAACGCATCAGTATAACACTTACAACGTCTACTGTCAACTGGATCTGGCCCGTCCAGGAGGAATCGAACCCCCGTATAGATGTTTAGAAGACATCTGCGTCATCCACTACGCTATGGACGGAATTGATCTGGAGCGTCCGGAGAGAATCGAACTCTCGACCCCACGTTGGCAACGTGGCGTTTTGCCCCTAAACTACGGACGCTGGTCTAGGCTGCTCTTACGCTTTTGAGTCTATCAGCCGCGTAAGAAGCTGCAAAGGCCAGAGGCTTGATCCGGGGTATGACATTGCATGTACCTCGGATATAGCCGATAGCCTGTTGTACCACACAACTGGAACCGTGCATCTCATTGGGATTGACGTCCAGATGAACTTCTATAGGCCAGTCCGCCAGCACAGGTGCCAGACGTTGGAACAGTTCTCCGACACGGTAAACTTCGTTCATGAGACGCAGACTGGGGCGATTGTATCGCTGGTCGTAATCTCGTTGGCGATCCATTTCGCCGAATATTTTGCAACCGTTGTTGCCGTTGCGATGGATAACGGCCACGGTGGTGTATTCAGCCCACCATTGGCGATCGATCTTGAAACGTTCAGAATCTGCCCCAAGGTAGATGCGTGTGTCAGGACCCAACCCCCGCACATAGTGTTCTACTTCTCGTGGATCTATCTGTGGCATCATGCCTCCCTTGGTTATTTACTTGTGGCCGGTCCTGACGGATTTGAACCGCCGACTTCCTGTTTCGAAGACAGGCACTCTGCTCCACTGAGTTAAGGACCGTACTTGGTGGAGAGTCAGGGAGTCGAACCCTGTGACCCACTTTCGTGAATCTACTGATTAGCAATCAGCTGCATTACCATCCTGCCCACTCTCCTAATCACACCATGTAGAATAGGGATCTGTAAGGGTCAAACAACCTAACATTTCGCCCGTTCCAATTAAAATTGCTGTGAACAAAAACAAACCGGCTATGGTTTTCATTTGCATCTCCGTCGTGGTGGAAGAGGTGAGACTCGAACTCACACACCCATTTCTGAGCCTTCGGTTTTCAAGACCGCTGCCGCTATGCCGATTCGGCTAACTCTTCCATGAAACTGGTGCCCCAAGAGAGACT